TGCGCGTCGGTCCGTATGACGGCTCGTTTTTGGTCTCAAATTGGTAACCCCTTGTGCATCGGGGTCTAGGGTTTAGGGTTTACCGGGGTCGATTTGGGGGGATTATTTCATCTTACAATATATGGCTGAGAAAATAAATTTTTTGTCGTCTCCTGGGGTTTTCACCGGGGTGGGAATGCTCCAGATGTCCGATTCCCCACATGTCCGAGCGGACACCGGTAGGCAAAATCGGACTGTCGAGGGGTTCTAGGGGTTCATGAAATAGTGGTATGCTATTACAAATCACGACGCTTTTGAACAATTTTTCTTCATTCTTCATACTGACCTTCTACATATCCAAGTTTTGTCTTCATAAAGTCTTTCAAGTCCTGTTCGTTGACTGCACATTGTTGCATGTTCTCCGGGACCCATTCCATCTGGATGATAGGTTTATACTTTTCGATAGTTTTCAATCCACCCTTGAGTACGTGGTATTCCCAACCCTCTGTATCTATCTTCATGAAGTGCAGGGGTCTGTCAACATCATAGAAATGTTCGTCGAGAGTTCGAGTTTGAATTTCAACCGGTACCACATCATCGAAACGTTTCGGTGTTTCACCCATAGTGTGTAACCCATTGTGACTGGCAGAGGTGTTCAAAGTACTCTTCCCGGAAACGTTCGAGAGTGCCACGTTGAACGTCTTTACATTTTTCAAACCATTCAATTCGATATTGTCCAAGAGACAGTGATAACTTTTCTTGAATGGTTCGAAAGAATAAAATGTCGACTTTGGAAGGTACTTGGCAAACAGTGTATAACTTCCGGACTGTGCCCCAACGTCGGCGATGTTGAACTCCCCATCCGGATCAATTTGTGAAAAGAATTGATGGATCGACGGAGTTTCCCACATGGTCATATCACTTTGGAAAGTATATGGTGTCACCTCAGTAGTTTCTTTTGTGACTTTGATTGGATATCGTTCATCATTGAAATAATAATAATCCATGATTTCTAAAAATATATAGACTAGAACTTTTAAGTGTCAAGCGGACACCGGTAGGCAAAATCAGACTGTCGAGGGGTACTTGAAAAATATTGTATATTTTAAAGTGCATTTTTCTAATGAGACGAGTCATGGTGCCGCTCGTCCCGATCCAGATCCACGCTCCACGACGCGCGATGCCCCCACGAAGACACTGGCGATTGTGCTCGCAACACGGATCCTGTCAGGTCTGCAGGGGTGCAGTTGACAGTTGGAAACAGAAAGCCCAGCGTTCCGGGTGGAATGCGTCGCGTCTCAAGTACGCTCTGGAGTGTGTACTGAACGAACAAAACGAGATCATATACGAGTATCAACCGGACACAGAAGATGAACTCCTACCTATCACTGAAGGTATGGATGTTGAGCCTAGGTCGGAAGACGTTCTCAGCTGGTCGTGTGGCATCTGTCACGAGAACCATGCCAAGGTAGGTCCTCGACGACCTGTGGTTTTCAACTGCACCCACAGTGTGTGCGCGTCGTGTTACTCTCACCCGTCTTTCTTACTTGAAAGAAAGTGTCCATATTGTCGTGATAGCATTTTGAAGAAGGCAATATTACTAGTTTTTAATCTATAACAAACCTAAGTCATAACTCGAGACTCATAAACCCTAACGAAATGCGACGAGATTCGGGTGCCACGTGTTTCGTAATGAAGTGTCTAATTAAAACCAAGAAGATCAAACCGACCTGAATACCAACCATTCCAAGTCTTTGGGTACACACGGATCGATGTGGTATCTACCGGAGTGTTGAAAGGAACCCAAATCGTCGAGTCCTTATCACTCAAACCTGAATATATGAAACCATCATCAACGTTCTTCCACTGTCCGTCATCTAAATATTTGGCTGTGAAAGTGGTAATCCATTGCCAGTGATATAACGAAGCCGGATTATTCCCTGCCCCACGACCTTGAAGTGCGACACCGGCGACTTTAGTTCGGTTGTTCAATTGCATTTCATACCACTCACTACCATCTTCCGGAGCACCATTTTTGGGGTGCCACCCAGTAGCACTACCCAACACACCTTTGCTTGGATGCCAGTTCGGGTCGTCGTTATTTTTCCACCATGAAGAGGCTGCCCTTTTGGTGGGTGTTATATTCAGAAGTTTCAGTGCAGACTTTTTCAAAGTTGAATTCGTGATGAGACCCGCACGTAAAGACATGTGGTTGTTGAAAGTCTGTGGATATATCCTGATGTATCTTGTTGTCACCGGAGCACCAAATTTTACTTCAATAAGTGTGTCATTATCAGTATTGCCCGTGAATACTGCACCCCCATCAACATCTTTCCAAACACCGGCAACGTAATATTTCACCTTGAATGTCTTGACCCACTGATTATGCCCCAACTTCCGTCCCTTTATCGCAACACCAACAATTTCAGCAATCTTTCCATTATCCATCTGGTACCACTTGCCAACGGTGTTTGTATCGGCTGCCCAAAGATCCCCCTCCAGGTGCCCTTGGTTGTGTGCCTTCATCGTGTCTCTACTACTACCATGACCCATACCCCATGGTTTTGACGACGTTCTGAATTCCCAGGGAACGTCGACCACTATGGGTGGTCCTGGTGGCGGACCCGCTTCCGGTCCAGGTCCCGGTCCACTACCGTCACTTGCACGACTGGCAAAAAAACCAAAACCACCAGCGACAGATGACGAGCAGCAGCACATACAGAACATCATCAACAACACTATGACAGTAGATGACTTCATTGGTAATATAGAAACACATTTTTATTTCCGGAAACCCATAATTTTTATTTTGAGAATGAAATTTAAAAATGTCTTTTCGAAGCACAACTGGAATGGTGCACAAGGTGGATTGGGCAAGGTCGTAAATCCTGTGTATGTATATTGGGTTACGGGATTCCACGATATACATTAAATTAAACCGCTGGCTAAACGTCTAACAAGAGTAGTAACAATGATGGCGAAAAAAATACGTGACTTCGGTCACACCCCCTTTTATCCTATCCTCAGATCAAAGCGCGCTATGTCCTTCACGTGGGTACCGGAACCGTGTACATGCAAGACCGACACACCGTGCACTGCTAAGTTACTCCGGGAACATTTCAAGAACGTCTACTTTATGTGTAAACCAGTCGGAATTGATCCGGGGACTACCGGGATCGAAGGGCGTTTATATGATCTCTATGATCAGGGGGTTATCCAAAAGTATGTTTCCGAACTGACCCACGAGGCACTCGAAAAAGATGCTGCCACCGGACTAAACATGCTCGAGTTTACCAACTTGGTCTTTTCACCGCCACAAAAGGCTGTACCTGTGAAAACACGTCGCCAACCCACACGTGCACCCGTCAAAAAATGTCAATGGACTGCACCTGCAACTGCGAAAAAATGTCACCAGTGGAGAAAATATGGAACTAAATATGGAAAAAATAAGATACAACGAGAATATTACAAGTGTAACTTGTGTGATATGAGGAAAAGAGTTCAATTGAAAAATAATATTCAAATCGCTTGTAATATTGGACACAAAAAATAATTTCAAAATTTCTGTATTTTTTTTGAGTAAGTGTGTAAAAATTTTCTAGGTGACGTCACTTTTCGACGCACACTCATGGACCCTCTTCGCAAGAGTTATAATGCAACAAGTATCAAAGACCTTATCATGCAGGTCAACACACAAAGTAGTTCGAACACTGTTACCACGTGGAATGAAAAAAAATGTGTAACTAATAGTACAGATGGGAGTTCAAGCGTTAGACTTATCATCAGTGTTCCCAGAGCGTAGTGATTGTCTCAGTGCTTCGAAGATGAAAAAATATGTCGATGAAAGCTCAAAACCAGAAGCCATGGATTATATCAACCCGGGTCATGATTCGAACATATGCAAGCTCAAAACGGGTGCACTTTCTTTTGGCGTTCTCACTCAAAATTCTGACGTCACAAGACATAAACAAGAATGGTGTAAGTACCAACCGGCAAAGTGTGTTACCGGTCAGATTAGCGAGATGGGACAGGTTGCATCACAACAGGAAGAACAACCACAACAACCACAAGAGCAGCAAGTAGTGCGAAAGGACAACAGTAACACAGGTGTTGCATTTTTATCATCGTCTTCTTCATCCGTGATTTGCATGTTCATTATGATGATGATGATGATGAGACGATAGTTTAGTTATACAATATTATTTACAAGATAGTTGATTAAATTTTCTGTCGTGTCACCCAACTCCCCCTCAGCAATACCCACGTGTAGTAGTGGAACCATACTCGATGCGACGTGAGCCGGTTTTCCAAAACATCCCTTCTCAACCAGCGCCCACAATAGTTTGAAGTTTTTCAAGTCACCTTTTGTGTATAAATTCACGAGAAGTTTTGTACACAAAGGATCTACCTCATCTTTCTCAAAACGGCGGCGTTTGTTGCGCATCTCCGGTAGTACACACGTAGGGTTTGCGATACTTCGTCGCTCGATGCTTTGCCCAAAAACAATCACAGTGATACCACGCGTTTATATACGGTGGTAGTGAAATATTCCTTCCTAGGTCTTTCGTCTTACGTGGCAGGGAGATCCGACGTTCACCCTTGTCGATCGATTCGTGACAGCGGACACACTTTGCGCTTTTCACGGAACGAGAGTCTTCCACGTGCGTGTAATGAACTTCACCGGGTTTCGATTTCTCCCAGAGCACCTGCGAGTTACGACGGATCACGGTGAGGCTCATTGTGACGGGTCGAAAATGAAAGGCACCCCGGTAACCATCCACAGAAAATACAGAAATTTTTGTATTTCCATCAAATCGTTTCAATGTGACAGAAAGTATCTTTATTTTTTATCAAACTGCGAACCCAATCTCCATCCACAATCTCATCCGTGCACAATTTTTGTTTCAACATCTCCAACTCCACCCGGTGAATATCCAACAAAGCCTTCACGTCGGCGTAACATTCCTGGACGATCCGGTTGACCTCACGATCCACCTGACGCGCACTCAAAACACTCATGTCTTGGTAGTCCACACCAAAGTATTTCTCCGTGAATGACCACCCGGTAACCATCTCACGAACCAAAAGGTTCACCTGCTTCAAGTCCTGACTAGCACCCGTCGTGATTCCACCGGAACCATAGATGATCTCCTCAGCCGCTCGACCACCGAGGAGTACACGCACCTGGTTCAAGTAATAACTCTTCGTGTTCAACAATCCCTCCTCCCTCGGTGAAAAGAAAGTCACGCCACCGGCGTCACCACGGGGAATGATGGAAACCTTCCGGAGTTCGTCGTAATCGTCCTGGTACAAAATACCAACAATGGCGTGACCGGACTCGTGGTACGCCACCAAGTCCTTCTTCTCCTGACTGAAGATAGTGTCACCCTTCGCACCTACGATGACACGCTGGTAGACCTCCTCCAAAACCTCAGTGTCAATGATGCCCTTCTTTCCGTCTCGCACGGAACGGATCGCACTCTCGTTCATCAAGTTTGCGAGGTCGGCACCGGAAAAACCAGTGGTACAAGCCGCCCACGAAGACAAATCCACCTCCGGTGACAACTTTTTGTCCCTCGAGTGCACCTTGAGGATCCTCTCACGACCGTCCTTCCCAGGCAGGGACACCTGAATCTTACGGTCGAACCTACCGGGGCGAAGGAGGGCGTCGTCGAGGGTGTCCGGTCGGTTCGTGGCAGCCAACACGATGACACCGGTGTCCGTGGCGAAACCGTCCATCTCCACCAAAAGTTGGTTGATGGTCTGCTCCCGCTCGTCGTTCGAGGCGAAGGCGCCGTTGCCACGCTTCTTACCAATGGCATCAATCTCATCGATGAAAATGATACTCGGTTGGTTCTGCTTGGCAATCTCGAACAAGTCCCGAATTCTCTTCGCCCCGACACCCACAAACATCTCCACAAAGTTAGAACCGGAACACTCGATGAAAGGACAGTTAGCCTCACCGGCGATGGCTTTCGCCAAGAGGGTCTTCCCACACCCCGGTGGACCCGTGAGAAGGGCACCGCGTGGCACGCGCGCACCGGAGTCCGCGTACGTTTCCGGGTTGCGAAGGAAATCCACAATCTCCTCCAACTCACCCTTGGCAGAGTCGATCCCCTCCACATCCGAGAAACGGGTCTCCACCTCCTGAGCCACGTTGAAGTTGTTCGGCATCATGGGTCCAGACATTTGGGCACCAACCAAAGTCCGGAAAATGAAAGATGCCAAGAGCACGATCCAAAAGATGGACATGAAATCCAATCCGGCGTCTTCCACTGGAACAAAACTGACCGTGGCGTCAGTCTGATCCGTCATGATTTTCCAAAATTCTTGGTTTTGGACAATCTGACTCACGCCATAGTTACCATCTTTATCTTCGAAAACAGCCACACCGGTGCTCGTCGAGGGAAGGTACACCTCCTTGATTTCCTTCTTCTGGACACCACGCACCAAATCAGTGTAAGACACGGTGCCGAGGTCTTTACTTGTTTTACTTGTTAGAGGCGGAGCCTTCAACGAAAATTTTTCGAAAATTGTATTCATCTTACAAAAAGGGGGGAAATTATTTAAGCCCGTTCACCACGGATGCGACGCGCCAACTGCATGTCTTTGGGCATGATGGTCACGCGCCGGGCGTGGATGGCACACAGGTTCGTGTCCTCGAAGAGCGACGTGAGGTACGCCTCCGCCGCCTCTTGCAGAGCGAGGACCGCCGTAGACTGGAAACGTAAGTCGGTCTTGTAGTTGGCGGCGATCTCACGGACGAGACGCTGGAAGGGCATCTTACGTATGAGGAGTTCCGTGGACTTTTGGTACTTGCGGATCTCGCGGAGGGCGACCGTGCCAGGACGGTACCTGTGGGGCTTCTTGACGCCACCGGCGGCGGTGGGGTGCGCCTTGCGGGCAGCCTTCGTCGCGAGCTGCTTCCGGGGTGCCTTGCCCCCGGTGGACTTTCGCGCGGTCTGCTTCGTGCGTGCCATGGTGTGACGTGGTGCTAGGTTATTTTTTAGTGTGCATGTGAAATTTTTGTATTTTTTATGAAGGAAAAGTGGATCTCGTTTCGAACTTGTGCGATGAATATTCAGCTCGCTAAAAAGGAATTTATCACGTAGATCGCATCTGGATTCCGGGTCAACTCCTCCCCGCGCTCGATCACGCGCAGCAACTCCACCTCACGTATCTTTTCGTACACCTCCTTGAACACCGGAGAAATGTTCGAGAGGTGCCACACGAACATCTTCAAAGGGTAGTTCAAAGCCCGGTTCTGCGTGCCCTCCCTCGTGGTCGTTCGGGTGCGCATCTCAAATTTCTGTATTTTTTTCGTCAGTGAAAAAAAGATTCACAAGACCCCCTCCCTTCACAGTGGGACGTGATGGTGATACCCCCCTTCGTACTCCGGGCGACGCCCACGGAACAGGAAGCGTGGAAACTCCTCGACGACGGTGAGAGTGACAAGGTGCTCGCCGACGACAAGTACAAGACACCTCTCGTCCTCGATATGGCGGTCTACATGCGCGACGCGGAAGTTTTACGTAAGATGATCGATAAGGGGTTCGACTTCACAGTAGAGTCAGGGTTGACGGCAGTCATAAACAACGACCAGAAATGTCTCGAGGTTCTCGTGAAAGAAAACGGATTGGTTCACGAAGACCTACCGGAGTATGCAGCCCGGTGTGGACACCTGAAAACTCTCAAATATTTAGTCAAGCACGGGTGTAAACTCCCGGACCTAATCAAGCACGAAAAAAAGTATCCGGAAACGATTCGAAATTTTTTACACAAGGACATAGATAAATTACATTCCCTAGCAGAATTGATTTTCGAAAGAAAAGAAAAGTTCAAAGACAAAGATTATATTCTCATGTGCAATGTTCTCAAGAAAGGTTTTAAGAATCCATTCTTGAGAAGATTTATTTTGAGAAATTTCAAAAAACTTTTATGTAATGCTTACAATAGATGAGTCTCAGTCTCGAAGACCAACCAAAAAAGGTTCAGTACCTGACCGTCGACAGTAACTTTGTGAACGGCACGAACAACACCTTCTCCCTCGACTTCACACTGGAGTCCAACACACACATCCAAGGTCTGTCAAAGGTGTGTGGGGTGAAAGTCGTGGAATTTTACGTCACACAAATCGGTGCGAATGATTCCAACCTGAACACGAACGTAGCCAAGTTCATAGACGTCGTGTGTCCGGAAATACCAACCTCGGGTCAGATCTTAGATGAGAGAAATTCTAAAATCCTCACCAGGGTGCCACTCGAGAGACACTTTTCCGGTGGGACCAATAACATTCTCATCAGGGATAAACAATGGAAACCTTTTCAAAGAAAAATTAATTTTTTCAATCCCATATCAATCAAGAAACTAAACTTCCAACTCTATGAATACCAAGACGATGGTGACTATCTGTTACTCAACCCACTGTGTAAGTGGCACATGATACTGGAGATACACACCATAGACGTGAAACAAAAACCAAGAGACAAAGAGGCACAAATTCTGGTCGCACTCGAAAAACTTCTCAAGAAGATTGATGTCCTCAATGAAAATGTGAGAAAGTTACCGGATAAACCACCGGAGGAAGAAAAGAAAAAATATCCTTTCAGTTACCTCGTGTACTTTATAGGAACAATTCTCATGTCATACATTCTCTACGTGAACAAATTTTTCGGGGGAAGTACGTGATCACTCGCTGGTGACACTCAAAGCCGCTATGATAAGAATACAAATGCACGAGAGGGACGACGACAAAACGGTCGTTCCACCGGCACCGTATGTCAAAAGTTTCTTTTCTTCGTAATCTTTGATCGTGTCTTCCGGTGCCTCGGTAGGACCTTGGGATGTTTCGCCATCCTGTTGACCACCGTCTTGTTGTATGGAACAGTCCATCTCGATGCCACTACCGACCAAGTTACCACCAACGTTTACCTCTTGAATACAAAAGTCAAGATTTAGAGCACAATCTGGTCGCTGGTCCGGGATGTATGTGTCGGAAGAATTAGCACACACCTTCCCGAGACAATGTTTACGAGCATCCAATGCGTGCCTCGCGAGTGTTCCAGAACGGTTGTCTGGTAAATCTTTTACAATCATGTCGTGTTCAACCTGTGTAGTAGAACATCCAGCCGCAGATGGGTCCGTCTCACAAACACCGACAATGTTGTTGTAGCACCTGCACCAATTGTCTCCTTTATTGGCGGCACAGAATTCACCGGCAAGTTGTTCATACATTGTACTACCAATCGTCGTGGCGTCGCAAGTCCTGTCCGACTTGAGCCTCCCTTTTGCAAGACAGAAAGGCTTGACGACTTCAGGTTTTCGTTCTCTACATATCGTACCCATGGCAACGTAGTTTGCATTTTCCGGGTCGTCACATTTCGCGATTTCAGCCGCGGCAGCCTGGGCGGCGGCAGCCCGGGCTCGTTCTGCAGCCTGACGCATGATTTGGGCAAGGTTAGCAACCTGCTGAACCATTTAATATACGCGTCTATAAAAAATTTACGTCATTTCCAGATGAACGTAGATCACGCGATCGTCACCGGTGACGTCGTCGAGTTGCTTCGGCTCCGACGCGCGAGCGGGTGGATGGACATGTACGAGCGCGCGCTTTACCACAAGAACTGGCGACTCCTTTACTGGCTCTACGAACAGGGCTGTCCGGAACCAGACGATCCGTACCTCGTGATCTCCGTGATCGAGCAACTCGAACACCAGTTTGACCAGGATCTCGCCATGTGTTTGAGGGTCATCACCGAGAAAAAACAGAGGGGACGGAAGAACGTCCAAAAACCGGTGCACTGGAAGACGAGGTACGCGAGACGGACGGAAGACGACATCCACCCACGGGGGATCTTCGTGTCAAAATAATGTACAACTATAACAGGATGTCCACACCCCTGCCCGTTGTAAACTACGCGCGCATGTCTAGGATAGAGGCACCGGAGACACCAAAGTTCGAGATGAATTTGAATAACATATGTATAATCGTAATTTGTGTGTGTGCTCTCGGTCTTTACAAACGCTACAAAGATATCAGTCATAAACGTGAACAATTGAATGCTTTAACGCTTTAGCCGGTTCGAGGTAGATGTCGCGCTTCATGAGTCTGTCCAACTTTTTGTCCGGGATGGTCGTCTTCGTCTTGTAGACGTTCCGGATCATCTTCATGAATTTCTCACACGTCTTCATCTCGTCCTTCATCTCCTCGTACTTGCCCCACATGCCACTGCTGAGTTGGTGGATCAAGAGGTAGGCATTCTTAGCGATCCGTCTCTCACGACCACCGAGGAGCATGAACGTCGCCGCGCTGCAGCACGCACCCTGGGCGATGGTGACCACCCGGACGCGACTTTTTTCCAGAAGGTTCATGAGACTGAAACCGCAAAAGAGGTCTCCACCCTCGGAACAGATGTTCACGCGAACTTCCGGATCGTAGTTCAGGATCTCGGCGGAAATTTTCAACAACTGCTGCTCAACCCTCTTAAATTTTTCCACGAATTCAAGAGTGTTCTCATTGTTGATCTCACCGTAGTAGAACATCTCGTTACCGATGACCTTGACGACCTCGACCTCTTCTTCTTCCGCTTCGTGATTTCCGTTAAGTACCAGCATCCTTCAGTTTCTTCTTAACATGAGATACGTCCCTTGGCTTTAATTTAGACATCAAACATAAGTGATTCATCACGTCGAAAGATTGTGGGGAAATTTTATAGGAGAGGAGGGGGTCTATGTTTTTCTGGGAGGCGTACTTCTGGAGAAGACAAAGTTCATCGTTGGAGAGGCGGACCTGATAGACCCCGGAAGAATTCGAGATGTCCCTAATCTTCTGCGCGCGCATGCGCATGTTCCCGTGCTTCGTCCAACTGCTACCGGGTTTTATTTTTTCCTTCTTCAACGGCATGCCCATGTAATGTTTCGGCACGCGCAGAGACGTGTTCACAAAGTAAGGCATCAACTCCCACGTGCCCTCGTGGTACATCACGGTGTCGAACAAGTCCGCCTCGCTGAAACTTTCCGCCAACTTGACCATGTTCACACCGGGGGAATCGAGGTAGTTGTTGGAAAACACGTCCCACATGTGTCCGTGCTCGTGGACGTAGTCGAGATTGTATTGACTCTCCACGTTGGAAAGTAAATCGTGAATGATTTCTTTGGGTGACAAAAATAAATCGTGAATGTCGAACCCGTCGTTGTATGACAGAAAGTTGCGGATGTTGCCTTTGCTTCGAACCGCCGCGTCCATGCTAAACTTGGTCGGGGTCAGGAGCGCCAACCGGTCAGGCGGGTGCGGGGGGATGATGATGTTTGAAAAGTTTGGGAGCATGAACATCTTGTTCGAAGTCACCACGAGGGACCCTTTGCGAGTGAGCCTCTCACCACCGGACACCCTCTCCACCAAGGTTTTAAACTCACTGTCGTAATCGTCCAACACCAAATGTTTGTCGCTGTTCCGGATCAAATCTAAAAAATTATTCTTCGACTTTACGTGCTCCGGTAACAGTTCGACGCATCCCCCACCGCGCATGAGTTGATTGACCACGTAAGTCTTCCCGACCCCGGTGGCACCCGTGATGAACACATTCTTCCCCTCGGAAAGGAGGGACCCTAGACGCTCGATGATCTGGGTGTGAAGGTTCACGTCGTCCACCGGATCTTTTTTTTCCTCGACGATTTTAATGAAAGCCTCCATCGATCTTACTAATCAGGCGATAGATATGATGCTGAAAAATGACGCACTCAACGAGAGAGTAATTTCACCATTAAAGAAAAAATTATTTCCCTTCGTCGCGTGTGCGGGACTTTTTAATATGATATTGCTCGCACTCCTTATTTACATCGCGTCAAATCTTCCGGGGACTTTACAAAATAATGTCGTCCTAACGTAAGGACAAAATGTCAGTCGTGTCGGTCGGTGAAAAAGTTCCACTCGAAGTGAAGAATTGGCACGCCCAGGAAGAAATCATCCTCAAGCACTTTGCCGAGCAGGCAGCGTGCTACCGGTACATCCATTTTCAAAGTTTTTTGGAGTACAAGAAATACAACCAAAGAGCGACCCTTCCGGTGATCATCCTCAGCACCGTGACCGGTACGGCGTCGTTCGCCATGGAAAGTTTTCCAGAAAATCTCCGTCCGGTGGCGTCCCAATCCATCGGTGCGATGAACCTGATCGCCGGTCTGATCGCCACGATCTCCACCTTTCTCAAGTTGGCGGAGAACACTCAAGCCCACAAGCAGGCGGCGTACAATTTCGGTAAGTTTAGCAGAAAGATCCGTCTCCAACTGAGTCTTCCCCTCAAGGACAGGGAGAAGGACGGCGCGGTCATGATCGACGAGTGTCGCGCAGAATACGACAGGCTCCTCGAAGAGTCTCCGGACATCACCCGGAAACAGTTGGAAGCCTTCGAGTTCACCTTCCCGGGCAACGAACTTTACAAACCAGAGATCCTCCAACTTCACCCGGTGAAGAGGTACGCTGGCATCAGGGAGTTCAAGATCCTCAACGCCCTCAAGTACATCGTCGGTGATTCACCGGAGAAAAAGAAACTCAAGAGGGAACTCGAACAAATCAGAAAGGCTGGGGAAGGATACACCACCGCCTACAAACAAACCACCGTGCTCAAGAGAAACATCTTCAAGAAACAGTCGAAAGAAATCTACCCGGTGACGCCCGTGCCCTCCGACGACGAGGACGACGACGACCTAGACTCCGTCGTGATCGAAAATCCCACACCGGTTGAAGAAGAATTCGAGGAAGAGGAAGAAGAACAAAAATAATTTCTATAAGAAATATAGTATGGACAACGTAATCTTCTGGCTACACGCCCTGTTGTTCTTCCTCCTGCTGGCGATGCCGTTCATCAACGACCAATACTACCTAGAGTTCTACAGCATCCTGGTGCCGTTCATCTTCTTCCACTGGAGCGTGAACGACGACACCTGCGCCCTCACCCTCCTGGAACAAAAAGTCACCGGAAAACACAAAGACGAAACCTTCTTCGGAAGACTCATGGGGGGAATCTACAAGATGGAAGACAACGACGCGAACAACTTGTTCAAATCCATCATGTTCTTCCTTTGGATGTTCGTCCAGTACCGGTTGGACAGGTTCGAACTGCTCTTCAAAGACTTGAACACTCTCACACGCATGGTCACGTAGACGGAGGACACATCGGACACCGGTGAAGCCTTGGGAAACACAGGGAGGCGCACACAAAGTGTTCACACTTTCTGAACTTGACACACCTTCTCTCGGTGGAACACACCGGACAAACCACGTCTTCCCTGAATTCCAAGACTTGATTTTCAAATCTCCAAAAACATTTCGAACACACTTTTAATCTCGGGTCCTTCGTCTTGTGACACACGTCAAAGTTTGGACACTTTGTTCCTTTTTTACACGTCTTGTCCATCGTGTAAAAAGGGATCGCTTTAAAACTTTAATAATTCTTGCAAGTTGCCCATGTTCATGAGTTGCGTACCAATGTTGTACGTGGAAGAAGAACTGCAACAGCAGAGGATGAGGGTTAGGAACATCATGGGCGGAGTCTTGATCGGATAAGACATCAAACTTCTCGCCATGAAGGTGACGCAAAGACAGGAGACGATCTGAGACGCGAGACCGGTCAGCGCCATTCTGTATACGATATGCCTAGAAAAAATTGTCGGTCCGGTACATCTTCACGTCGTACTCACCCGCTTTGCCCAAGACTGTGACCTTCTCCTGACCGTACAACTCTTGGCACCCAATGTCTTCCATGCAGTCCCGTCCGTCGTGTCCCACCGGCACCGGGTACAGTTGTTCCCCGTCCGTGACCGTGTAGTAGTGGTACCGGTCGCGCCTGCCGTTCACCTCCTTCCCGTAGAGGGGCATGGTATCGCCGGCGTCGCCCAAGAGGACACCCATCTGCTGCATGTGTCCTGGCTTGTACTTCTTGATCGGGGGTCCGCGGAACTCCGGTTCCCGGCGGGCATCGTGAACCTCCACCGGGTACGCCACCGGAACCTCCACTTGTTCCACCTCGACCTCGACCCTGGGATTTTTCAGTAACCACATCACCGCGATGAGGAGAACGGCGACACCCATAGATAACAACTGAATCTTTTGTTTGTTCTTCATACAATTACATACGAAAATTTCTGTATTTTTTTCGAGTAAGTGTGTACAAATTTTCTAGGTGACGTCACTTTTCGACGCTCACTCATGGACCCTCTTCCAACGGAGACTTGGAGCGCTCAAGTGATCCGAGCGATAGACAGGCACGACCTCGAAGCGCTGCACCCCCTCATACAAAGTGAGATCGCAGACAAGCGCCGGATCGAAAGGCTTCCTAGACTTTACTACCAAGCCTTTCGTGAGAGATCCGCAACTCCGGAACTTTTTAGGCAGATCTACGAAGCCGTGAAAAAAAACCCCGTGGCACTCGAAAGATTACTTTTATATGTTTTAACTGGTTCAGAACCCCTGTGGGACAGAGCACTGTATGAACACTACTTCGAACTCGCTCAAGTGTTGTTTGATACGTTCAGTGAAGAGATCGGTGAAGAGTTCGATCTGTGCGAAGCGGTACACGAGATCGTGTACGCCGGTGAGTATACCGTGAGCGAACTGAACTTGGAAGCCCTCGAATTTTTGTGTACGTTACCGATCGGTAAAGATGCTTTGATAGACATCACTGTTGATACGCTCTATCGTATATTAGAAGACAAAGATATAGAGTTGGATGAAACTACCGGGCAACTCACGAGAGATGGGGTACGGATCCACAGCTCGTGGAAGATGCTCGTGGACTGGCTCGTGGCAGCCGGATGGACCCCTCACGACGCGGGTTCACAGGAAGAGACGGATTTCAGGATGAGGTACAACCAAAATCCCATCCAGTCACTCATGTCCTTCATAGATGACAAAGTTCAGCCGTACATTCCGGACGGTCTTTACCTCGAGTTATCGATGCATATGAAAAAATTATATGAGTCGAACTGAAAGCCTTCCGCGTCTGAGGGTGCCTACATTGCGTATCGTGCTGCTGAGTTGCATCATCACCACCAATAAGATGAAGAAGAAGGAGGAGCACAGGAGTGATAGGATTGCCATGCCACTCGCGGGTTTGGACTTTGGTTTGGGTGCCGGTGCCGGTGCCGGTGACGGCGACGGCGACGGACCGTCCATGTTTTAATAATATATTAGAGGGATTTTAATTTCTTCATCTTCCAAGTGTACCCGGAGTGTCCCTCCTTGTTCCACACCCCGGTGAAATCCAAATCCACCGTCACGGGAGCGCCCCTCTCGAGCGCCTGTATGGGAATCCCACCCTCCACCTCGCACATCACCCTCCGGTAACGATAGGGCACCTTCACCGTGAGCACCCGACCCTCGAGAGGATTGTCAAACTTGGGGAAACGCACGAGGTACGCCTTAGACTCCTGAAACCTGCGAACAACCTCGGCACCCTTGTCGTCGAGGGTGATCCGGATGTACCTTTTATCGTTGTGTTCGTACATGGGCTGGTAAACATCGGCGGTAAAAGTCACCGACCTCATCTTTTCCTTCTCAATATGAGGATCAAAACTATAAGTACCATTAAAAACAAAACGTGTGTGAGGAGGACCGGTGAAAGGGGACGACGCGTGCCGAAGGTTTCGTGGCAGAAAAGACGCGAGACCTCCACGGCGGTCTCGATGGACGCGAACGGCGTCGCGTGCGGAGACATCATCCCACACAAGGCAACCGTGGGGGATTTCCCCCAAAACGGTATCTGACCGAGGGGTGACAACACCCCACTCGACTGGGAGAAGGACCACTCCTTCCCGTTCCAGTGGCACCCCCACGCGATCCGGGCACCGTAGGGTTTAGGAAGTTTTAGTTGGGAAATCACCTCTTCAAAAATTCGTTCCGGTGGCGTCGTCTCGATCTCCCGCGTGATTTTGGGGATCACGCACGACACCGTGTGCCCGTCGGAGAGGACCGCCGGGATGATTTTCCACGACGTCCCTATGGTGGATTCGTACATGTCCATGGGTGCCACCGGGTGGTCGTAGTCGAGGAGGACGTTCAGGGCACCGTACGTGCTCGCGACCAACTTCTTCGTCACCTTGCCCCAGTTGTCCTTGACGAGGCTGCGCGCCGGGGTGTGGTCGACGCACAAGACGAGGACGCCGTCGTTGCACACCGGAGACATTCCGGTGAACTTCGCGGTGAACCCATCGTCGGTGTAGTCCACCTCCTCCAACTCGGTGTTGAACTTGAACTCCACCCCTTCCCTCTCCAGGGCTCGTTGCATGCGGTCACACATGACTTTACCGGAGACCCTCTGGGTGTATTGGGTGCTCAGAGCCACGTAATCGAAACTCTTGACGAACTCGTACGCGGTCATCCGGGTCCAATCCACCCCGTCCATGATGAGCGGGAAATTCGAGAGCACCTCTTCGCCACCCGGTGACAGCGCACCGACCGCGTCCTTCAGGACGATCTTCTTGTACTTTTCCGGTTGGGAGAGCACCCTCGCGGAGAGGGACGCCAACGCGAGGTAGTCCCTCGGCTTCAACCTGGAGAGGACCGCCTTGTTGAAACTTCCCTCGCTCTTCTGAAACATCTCGTGCCAATCCACGCCCATCTCCTTGAACAAACTCTTCGTGTTGACGTACGCGCCGTCGAAAACAATCCGATGTGAGTGCAAGTCTCTTTCACCTTCCGTGGGTTCCCACCAAGAACCACCGGCGGAAGGCTTTTTGTCGTAAACAATCACATCGTGTGCTGTGTTTCGGGCGATCTCCCACGCGAGGGACATACCCGTCGGTCCGGCGCCCACGACGTGCACGCGCATCTCTTATATAAATCCAGATTTCTTTTTCTCTTCCGGAGACTTCATGACGTAGATGACGATCAAGAAGAGGAGGGTTGACAACAAGGCGTTCTCGATGTCACCTGCGGTGGATTGCAGGGCGATGAGGAAGAGGGAGAAGAATCTGAACCACGTGTTGGCGAACAACTTCTCAAGCCTGGATGGGATGGCGATGGCGTTCCCGGTGAACACTCCTTGGTAGATGCCCAAGAAGGCGAAGATGACGGGCAACTTGATGATGGGTTCCAACCCTCTGGAGAAATACACCCACCTGGGGTTCTCCTTGGTGGCCGCCTCCGCGACCGCCTTGACCGGCTTGGACTTGACGATACCAGCGAGGGCGCGCGTGAAGGCGGTGCCCTTGAGGGATTTCGAGCGCGTGAGTTTACGAACTGCCATGGAGTTGCGTGTTAACATGTGCTGAGAAAATTTATTCAACTATGGTAAGGTTGATGCATGTCAGTGCAAGCAAAATAAAATTGAACATTCCCAACCGGAGAAAGTTCAAGACTTGGAAGTTCGCGACCAAGTTCTTATACAAAAACGCCACGACACAAGACAAGTCACAACTCGGTAAGTGGACGAAATCACAACTTGTGGACCTCGGTCCGACGTTCATGAAAGTAGGACAGTTCATTTCGACGAGAGGCGACCTGTATCCACAAGAATTTGTGAAGGAGTTAGAATCCCTGCAAGACGACGTCCCTCCCGTGGATATAGACACCTCGGTCGTGCCCATGGAACACTTTAAGCACTTCGACCCGGTGCCGTTCAAGTCAGCCACCATCGGACAGGTGCACAGGGCGGAGTTGAGCACCGGTCAGCAAGTCGTCGTCAAGGTGAAGAGACCAGGGATATACGACATCATGAAGGAGGACACCGACACCATCGTCGAGATTGTCAACTTTTTGGAGACGATTGGTCTGGACACGGGCACCGGAAACGGGTACATCCTCCAAGAAGCCATCGAAAATCTCTTGTCGGAGACGGATTACGTGAGGGAGATGGAGAACGGGATCAAATTTAAGGAGAGTTTCAAAGATTGTGGGTGGATCCAAGTTCCGAAGATGTACGAGAAGTTCTCCACCCCGGAGGTTCTCGTGATGGAATACGTGGAGTCCGAGAAACTCACGGAGATCCACCGGAGTGGGGTGAACAAGAAGAAGGTGTGCGAAGCCCTGATCAAATCGTACGTCAAGCAAACCATGGAGTTCGGGTTCTTCCACGCCGACCCGCACCCGGGAAACGTCGGGTTCAACGGTAACCTCGTCTACTACGACTTTGGGTTGGTCGTGCCCATCACGGAAGAACTCCGGGACGGATTCATGGAACTCCTCGTGCACGTCGTGTCGAGGGACACCAAATCCATCGTCGAGACCCTCACCCGGTTGAAGATCATCATCCCCACGACGGACGTGGCGGACCTTGAAATCTTTTTCGAATCCATCTTGGGGTACATGGAAAAGTTGGACATCCGTAACTTCACCGAGGAACTCATGCAAGACGAACTCATGATGAACCTCGCCAAGGAGAAACCCTTCATCATCCCGTCCTCCTTCATCTATCTGGCGAAAACTTTTAGCACAGGTGGAGGGGTTGTGTTTAAAACTCGATCCGGACTTTAATTATTTTACATACCTCGAACCTATCATTCAAGAAAAAGTCACGAAGAGCGTGGACGTCAAAGGCATGATGATGTCCACGGTGGAGATGCCCCTCCGGATCAAAAACATGAGCACGGCTGTTCTGGGTTTGGAGAAATCCAGAGCAGCCGTGAAGCGCAGCCTCAAGAAGACGAGGCGCGAGATACGGTTTGCGCAGTATAGTATTTTGTGTGCCCTCTTAGCCACCGAACAAGACAATAAGTACTTGTGTGCACTGTTTGCCTTAGCGGCGATTTGGTTCACTATTACGGCTCGAAAAAGTCGATAGACTTGGACGGGTCAAAATGGTAGTCGTCGTCATCGAAAAATTCCCGGTGCTCGCGGTACAACTCTTTCGATCGTCTCTCCTCTTCGCGGCAGATCTCACTGATCTTTTCCGCCATACGTCGGAGATCGTCGCGCCTCTCGTCTGCGAGTTTTCGACCGAACTTTCGCAGACGCTTGCGCATCTTCTTTTTGCCGGCAACCACCGGGCGGGTCTTCGTTTGGCACTGAGTCAAAGTCAACGACAACATTTCTTGATCTATAGTATACGCGTATCTTTAAATGAGGTGCCCAAAGTGTTCGAAGAAAACTTCGATCTCCGACGCCACGGAGTGCAAGTGGTGCAAGAAGGAATTTTGCATGTACTGTCTGTTACCGGAAAAACACGACTGTTCACAACTCGAAACGATCAAAGAACAAAAAAAACTTTTACTCGGGGAACAACTGGTCAAGATTGAAAAAAATAAAATTAATTTCTAATCCTATTGTAATGCAGTTGATCATACTCACCTTGCTATGCTTCGTCCTGAGCTTCGTCGCGGGCGCGGCGGGGTGGAAGTACACCCAACCCACCGATGAAGGTCCCACCGGTCCGCTGAAGACTGTCACGATCACAGAGGAAGGGATCACCATGGAAAACATGCGAAGAAAGGTGCGTTCGGAATACGTGAGCATGCCCAGAGTGGATCTGTGCTACAACCCGGATGTGAGCACTCCGGAGTACTGCACCCTCCACAACAAAGATACCGGGTTCGCCTACGTGTACGACGTCGACTCCGGTGCGCTCCCGAGGCTGTACGAGCAGTGCCCCCGGGGCGGACACGGATGCTGGTACACGGAAAAATATGACCAGTACGGAAGCATCATCGCCATAGAGAACTCCAAGGGCGAGGGTCTGTTGGAAAAGATGGCGAAGGACGTCTGGTCCGGTGACTGGGACCTCGCCCCGTTCAAGGAGGGAAAGACATATAAGTTTAACAAGGGGCAACTCATGGAAGTAAGAGGGGATGAAGAGGTGGTCGTCACGGTGCAAGACATGCCAAGATCCGCGTACTTCATACAACTTCTCATCAACATGGAGGAAGCCGGGTGGGACAAACCGGACAAGTTCAATTTTGAAATCAGAAACGCCCAAGACCTGTCCCCGTACAACATGATCCCGATCGTGCCCGAACCGGAACCCACACCCGAACCTGTCCCGGCGCCACCGATGCCGACCGATGTCGACTGCACGTGGACCGGGGTGATGAGCAGCGTCGATAAGAAAAACAAGGTGGATTTCGATGAGTACAAAGCGACTTACGACATCACGAAGGACACCGAACAGAGAGGCACGGGGTTGTCGTGTGACGGTGAGATCCCGGTAAAACTCAAGACGTACAACAAAAAACCACCGGGGAGATACAAGGGCAAGGGGAATGAAATCAAGGAAACGTACACGGACGGGGTGAAAGATTCGTCGATTCGTGGCAGAGTCATCAAACGCAAGAGAATTTAAATTTAAAAAAATAGAGCGTGATTAAAAAAGCAACAATGAATGCCATAAAAAAAATTATGACATTGATTGACAAAAATAGTCACACCCTCCCGGAGGGTGACTATCTCGAGATATGTCAAGCGCTGAAAGAGGCGTATCAAGACCCGTCGCAGCCGGCGTCGATCTTCAGGGACACGGTCATGGACGAGCTTGGGGACGACGACGATAGCTCTAGTTACTTTACCGAGTATTACAACAACTTCGCCTTTAGCATAGAGTGTGACTACAATCACACACAGATCGAGATTTTAAAGAAAATGTGTGTGGACATGAAACCCCTGTCGTACGCGACAGCGGCGATCAAAGACCTAGCGATCCGACACTATTGCTCGATAAACCACATACACAACATAGAGTTCACGGAGGATGGACTGAGACAATACCTGGAAGACACCGGTAACGTCCTGAGCGCCACCCACGAAAAACGGGGGTTCAAACCCGCCGTCAAGCAAATGTACAAATCCTTCTTGGTCTTGGAAAACACTTTCCGGGAAGAGTGCGTGGAGGCTTTCAAACATAAAATTCGTGAAATTAAAATGTACATGTAATCTATATGAACGCCGAAAGTAATTTAGTCCTGAACCAAAGTTTCAAACCACCGAAAAAGCCGAACATGAAGGTGCTCACCGGTGGCGTCGTCTTCGCCCTCGTCTTGTGCTCCCTCGTGTACTACTTCGCCGCGCCGAAGAAGAACGACTTTGACTCCAAGTTTGCCAAGACGAGTTTCGCCAAAGAAGAGTCGAGTGCAGAGATGAAGAGCGACATCAAGCTGACGATGTGATCACTTGTTGTAGAAACATCTGTCCTCACCGTACAACCTGCACAGCGCCGAACTCTCCCTGTTTTGCAGGTACGGGGTGAACACGTGATTTATGGGGAAGGCGAAGGCGAGGCTCATCTTCCGGAAGAACACGTCAGACACAAAGTTGGACTTGTCGCAGTCTCCAACCTTGAGTTTGTCAATCTTTTGCAGGTGCTTCAGTTTGTGCAGGTCGTCCACGTGCGCCACCTTGTACTGAACAGCCCTCCGGGGAAGGCGTTCCCAGTTTATCGTTCCAGCGTGGATCAAATCGCAGTCGAAGAGCACGGACTTGGCTTTGACTGTCACCGGGGACGAAAACACGAAAGGCACCGTGAGGTGGGATCCGGGACACACCGAGAGTGGGGTGCCTTCGTAGTCGTAGGTGATCCACGTGTACACCGGGTGCTTGGTCTTGTGGACAGAACGACTCGACGTCACGTCCCGGTGAAACGTCGAGAGCGTGCACCCCTCTATGGTGTACTTGTAATCCAAAAAGGTGTAACCGGGAGGCAACCGGTTGAGGACGTCACCCTTGGATTGGATGATTTCTAACCCATCCCTCTCCAAGATGAAGTTGTAATTTTTTGAAGATTTTTCAATCATCCAAATTGATAAAATGAAAATGAAAAGTATTACAAAAAATTTCATATACATGTAATCGAGATAAAGTTCTCAGCCTAGTAAAAAAATAATGAACGTGGGAATTTTGACATCCGGGGTGATATGCCCCGGGGTGAACACGGTGATCACTGAGATCACCCACCGGGAACGGATGCAGGGAAACAAGGTCCACGGGTACTCAGACGGTTGGTACGGTCTCAACCACGACATTCGAGATCCCCTCGTCTACGAAGACCTGAGTTACGAAGCCGGTTCCGCCCTGTACACCTCGGACGAGTCAGCCTTGGACCTCGATTTCGCATCAAAGCACATCCGGAAACTCGACAAATTGTACACAATCTCCGATTTTGAAAATTTTGAAGGGTCGCGGAAGGTGGTTGAACATTTTCGAAACGACACCAACGTGATTTGCATCGCGAAGAGCCTCGAGAGGGACGTCTCGTTCGGCTTCCAGACCGTCGTCAACGAGTACAAACACGTGATCGCGAGGGCGAAGGCGCACGCGAAGACGACGAAGAGGGTGGCGTACGTCGAAATCGATGGGTGCGAAATGGCGCGTCGGGTCGCGTGCACGTGCAGTCACATGGTGGACGCGGTCATCACCCCGGAAACGCCGGAAAACCAGCAGTTCGACGTCGAACACGCCTTCGCCATGAACTCCCACGCCGTGGTCATCACGGACACCGCGTCGTGCACGGAGAGACTCTTCATCATGGGAGACATGAAGAGGAATTTCGGGATCGAATCAGACGTCTTCAGACCGGGAGTCTTGTGTCAGTACGTGCCCCCGTGTCCGTACGACTCTTTTCTTTCCAGCAAGATGGCGAAGGAGGTCGTTGACATGTCAACACAGAAGAGAAACTTTGTGAAGATTGTGAATCAAATTAAATTTCTGTAGGTATGTTATATAATTACAATGTCTCTCAGCGCTGCTAGTCCGATCCCGGCTCTCCTCATGTCCTTCATTGGCGCCGCGGGTGTCGTCACCCACAAGAACGTCAACTACAACCCGAAGTTGGAGTCGCGTCTGCGTGCTCCGCTCGTCGTGGGCATCATCAGCCTCCTCCTCACGCGCACCAGCGCCGTGACCGAGCCCCCGGCTGCCTTGAAGCGTGTCATGGCGTCCACCCCAGCCCGCGTCTTCCTCGTGCTCCTCCTCTCCTTCTTGGCGTCTCCGGACATCGAGAACGCCGTCTTCTTGTCCATCCTCTTCTTGGGCTTGTTGCAACTCATGCGCAGCCGCGAGGAACGCAAGAGACACCCGTTCGTGTTGTAAATCACCAACCCTCTCTGAGAGTGGTCGAGGACACGTCCGGGTACTGTCTTGAGAAGAAGTCACCCTTCCCGTGGTCGCTGTGACCTATCGTGCTTCCACCGGATCGGTCGATGGAGATGCAGTGGCGCATGTCCTTGTAAAAAATTCGCGCACCGCGCGCAATCAAGTCTTCGTGCTTGTTGTCAACGTGATTGTTCATCGGGTAAAAATACTGATGGTACTTTAACATGTTGTCCACGTGCACCAAGTAACATTTCATCGAACTGATCCACCGGACTTTCTCGAGGGTTCCCCTCTTCCCGGAAGACATTCGGGAAATGCAGTGGAAAAAAACAACCTCGAAATCGTCCCCGAGTTCCCGGATGACTTCCTCGACCTCGTCGAAAATTTGGTCGTCCTCGATGACGACGTTGTCCTCGAACACGAGGGCGTACTTGACACCTTGTTTCTTCGCCAACTCTTGAATCTTGAGGTGTCCCACCATCGCACCGATGGCACCAAGGTTGAAATAGGTGATGTCCGGTCGCTCCACGGTGGGATCGTAATGCATCTCGAGGGCTTTCTCCATGTACACCGGGTCCACCAAGTGCTCGTACTCCCTCGCCCCTTCCACCGTCTTGGTGTTCACCCCGTGGATGACCTCCAACGGCACGGTGTGGTTGAAGTTCTCCATGAAAACGTTTTGCCTCTGCTTGGACTCCGGTAACGTCAACACGTACGACTTGTAGTTCAAACGCTTGTGCGCTCGAAACCGGGTGATGAAGAACACCAAGACGAGCAAGATGACGATGGACGTCCACATCTCTACTGTAGGCGCACAAAATTTATGACGTCGTCAGGTCACACGCCTTTCCACCGGTGTCGTAGTTTTCGTTGTTCGAACCCATGGCGACCCTGTTTTGGTTGACGTACGCCTTCGGTGTCACGAATTTCCCCACGTCGTGGGTTTTCATGTAGTTGGAGAGGGTGTGATCGTTCCGGTTGTTCCAGAACGTCGGACGCTCCCTCGTCATGAACTCCCGGAGAAAACTTCCCTTCAACACGAGCGCGTGGTTGCACAAAAGTTGCACATCCTGCGGGGCTCTGTACGTGTTCTCCGTCTTTTGCTCAAACTTTTTCGCGCAGTTCGCCCAGCAATAACCCAAAAAGAGGATGTCCGCCTCGAGGGTCTTCTTGAACTCGTTGATCGCGGCGTAGATGAGATCCAGGGACACCGTGAACTTGACGTCGTCCTCGAGGATCATGATGGTGCCGTACCCTTTCGTGTAGGCGTCCCAGTAACACATGAAAAAACTGAGGCACACCGGGAGTTTGGTCATCTTTTTGTACAACATCTTGTTGGATGGGTTGAAGGTCTCACTCATGTTTGAGTAATCTTCCGGGGTGAGATCTTTCGGGGAGATGGCGTGGAAGAGGGTGTACTGACACTTTAATTGTTCGACGACGCCTTTGATGTACTCCAATCGACTCGGCATGCTTATGACGTACACCATGTCCACCTCACCGTATTCACCCGGACAAAGTTCAAACTTATTCTTGAACCTCTCGTACACCCCCTCGGGCGAGTAATCCCTCGAACTCTCCAATGGCACCACGGAGGGTGGACACTCCCGGCGCTGCTTGTTCCACAACTTGACAATCTTGCTGCTGTAGGTGAGGTTTTTGCAAAATTTGTTCGTGTCGTGCCACCCAAACTTTTCACTGTCAAAGTACGGACCCTGTTCGGCACTCTCAAAGTTTATCCCAGACTTGTCGGAGATTTTCATGCTCGCCACGTACGGAACCAGGTAGTCCCCGTTTCCTCCGATGATTTTCCGGTAACGCTCGTTCGTCTCCTTGTACTTGGGGTCCTCGAACTCCTGGAGGGTCTGATCCATCCACTTGATGAGGAAAGGGTGTTCCTTCGGAGACTTTATGAAAAAGTTTTCCAAACACACGAGTCCCTCCTTGGAGAACCTGTCCGCTTTGTAACAAAAGAATCCGTCCGGTAACCACGTGAGAGCCTGGGTGAAGAAAACGCTCGAGTCGATCCAGACGCCACCGTAGTGTCTCAGCAGGTAAAAACGAATGAGGTCCGACTTGTGCGCTTCCGTGTGGGTGATTTTACCAAACCGGAGGAGGGTCCGGAGGGGTATGTATTTGTGCACGTTGATGGAGTTTAGGAAACGGATGTCCGAGATCTGTCCAACCTTTTTCCAGTTCTTGTGACACCTCCTGACCAGTTTGGGTGGCACCGGATTGTGCCAGTACGTCCACACGGTGTTGTCCGTGACCGGGCGCGTGTCGGGGAACCACACGAGGGCAACCAAAAAAACGATGAGGAGGATTGGAAGAGTCACCATTAATATTACCGGAGATATATTTTTGTGCGTCCGCGCGTTAAATTCACAGCAAAAAGTTTCAGTACATACAGTAGTAAAGTGCTCTCGTGGTGTAACGGTCAGCACTTTGGACTTTGAATCCAACAATCCTGGTTCGATTCCAGGCGGGAGCTCCAACCGACCTTAGCTCAGATGGAAGAGCAATGGATTGTAGTGGTACGATAGACCTCCATGGGTCACCCGTTCGAATCGGGTAGGTCGGATCTTTTTTCCCTCCTAGCTCACTCGGAAGAGCGCTCGGCTGTTAACCGAGAGGTAGTGGGATCGAAACCCACGGAGGGAGGAGAATATCTTTTTAAATGCGAGTCCCACATTTAAAAAAAATATTAACATATATCATCTACTAAGATGTCCACACCGGAGGAGAAAAGGTTTAAAGCGTTTATGAACAAAAAACCATCGAATGCCCAGATCATGGCTCGCATCAAAAGAATTACCGCAGGTAAGACACCCCAATCCGCGAAAAAATTTGAGGTCATGAAGTGGGGATTGCAAAACTCACCGAACAATACTCACTTTAAAATGAGTGAAGCCATGTTTAACATCCAAAGTGAAAGTAACACCGGTTTTTGGAACATGCGAGAAAACGAGATGGTGAGAAAATTCAATATTCCACAAAATTTAGTGAATAGAAAACTCTCCCAATTTACTCCAAGAAAGAGGACCGCTGAGAAGGCTGCCCCGAAGAAGTCTGCGAGCAACAACATATATTCCAAACTCACGAACCAGAGCAAAAACATTATTTCCAAACTCACGAACGAGCAGTTGAACGCGATCAAGCGAATATCCAACATCCAGCAAATATTCAACAAAGGATTTGTTTCCAACAACAACTCCAACTCCAACTCGAAGAAGGCTGCCCGAGCCCCGAAGAAGGCTGCCCGAAGAAGGCTGCCCCGAAGAAGGCTGCCGTGAAGAAGGCTGCCCCGAAGAAGGCTGCCCCGAAGAAGGCTGCCCCGAAGAAGGCTGCCGTGAAGAAGGCTGCCCCGAAGAAGGCTGCCCCGAAGAAGGCTGCCCCGAAGAAGGCTGCCGTGAAGAAGGCTGCCCCGAAGAAGGCTGCCCCGAAGAAGGCTGCCCCGAAGAAGGTGAAATTGCAAGAATGGAATCGAGAATGGAATCGAGTTAATAAAGAAGTACGAAAAGAACTCGGATTACCGACGAAAGAATGTGAGTTTGCCATTTCTCTCGCCAAACGAGCAATGGAATCCGCGGAATCCACGTGTAAACATCGTTAATGCTCAATCACGGGTGTCTAATCCATAAAGGACGATCCGGAAACATTTTTAATCAAATTAAGGCTAACCCTTGTTGATTAAAAATATGGAAATGTTCATCGGAACACCCAATGGAAATTTTAACATCGATTTCGACGATTGTTACATCCGGAACCACATGATGTGTGGACGGGTGTACGAGCACCACATCATCAACGACATGTTGAAACCACACGTGGAAAACGCAAAGTACGTCGTCGACGTCGGGGCGAACATCGGATGCCACTGTGTGTCCTACGCCGGGTTCAGCCCGGAAGCCACCGTGTGGGCTTTCGAACCACAAAAGAAACTCTTCGACATCTTGAAAAAGAACGTCGAACAAAACGGGTACGCCGACCGGTTCCATCTCTTCGACCACGGACTGGGTCACGAGAGCGCCGAGCTCGAACTCAGCAACCTCGACAGCGTCGCGGACGAGCGATGTCAAGGGTGGAACAAGGGTGGCATCGGCATCGGCAAAGGCGGTGAAAAATTACGCATCGAAACTTTGGACTCACTGAACCTTCCGGGTCTCGATTACATCAAGATTGACGTCGAGGGTGCGGAAGGTTTAGTCATCCAAGGTGCTCGGGAGACTATCAAAAAATACAAACCGGTCATCTGCTTCGAACACAACTCACAGACGATCGACCCGTCCCACGTCGGGGTCGAACACGTGCCCACCCCGTTCGAGGAACTCGTCAAGTTGGGTTACAAAACGTTCAAATACTTGGACTGGGAAAACTACCTCGCCCTCACAACTTAGTCGTCACGTTAGACCCGGGCACGTTTTCGTACACCGGAGTTGGGTTGTAATTTTTATTTCCACCGTTTGTGTTCGTGAAGATGGCACCCCTCGGGGTTTCGTAAATTCTGCGCTTCTTGGCGTCGAGGTAGTTCGTCGCCTTGTTCTTTGCCTGATCCTTGAGATTGTCAACCTTTTCCTTCGCCTCCTTCCTCGCCTTTTTCACCGCAGCCTTTCCCACGCTCTTGGCGACTGTCTTCGCGAGTAGGAGAGGCAATACCATATATAGTCAACATAGAATTTTATTCTGTGTAAAACTTAAAGGACGGCATGAGTAACAAAAATAATTTGAATAGATTCCTCAACTCACTCGTGGCGAACGGGAACACGAACTGGCTCAACAACTTTCAGTTGAACAACAACAACATCAACCGGTTGATGAAAAACGTGAACAACAGACGACGACCCGTGGGTAGCCTGGAACCCAACTTCACCCCGTCAAAGTCGAATTATCGTGTCGTCAAGAACAGTCGGAGGGTTGCCCGGGAGAACTTCGCCAAGCCCGCCGCGCGCACGAGGTACCGGACGACCACCAAGTGCACCCACCTTCCGAGACGGGCGATTCAGCAAATCGCCAAAAATAGGGGAATCAACGTGCCAAGTAATTCATCGTATTACAACTCTAAAAAAGGTAGAACCGTGAAGAAGAGAGGCATCGCCGGTGCCCAACTGTGCAGGATCATCTACGGTAACGACGCCCTCGGCGAGGTCGCCCGGCGGTTAAAGATCCGAAAGACCGTTCCCAGAAGCACGTCCAAAGGTAGAAAATACAAAAACGTAGATCAGTTGGAGAAGGAGGTTCGTTCCGAACTCAACAGAAGGAACATCTCCACGAAGTCGTTCCGGAACATTCTCAACCGGAACCTCGTTTAAACGTAAAAAAAGTCATCCAAGGAGGAAGAATTGTTTAAAGGAGTACACACATGATGTAATATGGAAAGTGTATTCAAAACCTTTGCCAAAGAGTTGTACAGGTGTGGAAACCACGTGGGCTACAGTGTCAAATTCAAACACATCGACCCCATCTGTAGAAAATGGAGCAAGAACAGACACCCAGATGTCGAGAGGGTGAAGGACATGTACGAGTATCACAACTCCGGTGGGTACGTACCCAAGTTTATTCACTTGGCCGAACTCAAAGATGAAGGTCTCGTGTGTTATGATGGCAATCATCGAAGAGAGTTGTTGAAACTCATAAACAACGGTGATACCGAGTGCATCGTGGACGTTTTGTTTTCAGCGTCGAACGAAGACATCTATGAAGCCTTCTCATCCGTAAACAAAGCGGTGGACGTCCCAGAAATATACCTCGAAGACGTCTCCAACATTAAAGACTCGGTGTTGGATCTCGTGAAGAAATATGAAGGTCGTCACAAATCTTTCATGTCCAAAAGTTCTCGATGTCGTTCACCAAATTTTAACCGAGACGTATTTACCGATAACGTGACAAAAATATATAAATATTTCAATGGCACCAAATCCATATCGGAGATAGAGGAGGCTTTGGAAAGATTAAACAAGGAGTACGCCCATGGGAAAATTTGCAAGTCACACGCGAAATACCCATCGTCGGTCATCGATAAATGTAAGAAGCACGGACTGTGGCTATTCTTAGAACGCGAAATCCCGTGTGAACACGTTGAAAAGGTGTTCAACAAGAAAAAGTTTGGAATATTTTAAAGGTTGTAGTGGGATATTTATGAAATGAACATCGAACATCAGAACCCCGAATGGAATTTTTCTCATCGACTCGGAGGGTGTACGAGCATCAACCGGAACCTCGTTTAAACGTAAAAAAAGTCATCCGCCGTGGGCATGAAGAGGAGTCCTTTCTGCATGGTGCAGTAAAGTTTCGCGTTGTCCACGCTCGAATAACTGTACAGGATCCATCTCTCCCAGAAGAACCTCTGGTGCACGTCGTGCCAGTCTTCGAGGTGACTGTCTTCCACCTGAAGCATACCCCGGTGGATCTCCCTGTGATCTTGTTCCTCGAGGAGTTTTCCCGGTATCACCGCGCCCCTCTTCAAGAGCTGCGCGCGCATCACCGTTGGGTCTCTGTGCAAGGTGTAATCCGGAACTTCCGTGGAACCAAAGTCCACGGTGAGTTTACCGGGGAGGGTGACCCGATAGCGGTGCGCCGCGAGCGGACTCGGGGTCAACACGACGTGCATGATTATGAATAAAATATATCCTATTAGTAATGAAGTGTGCCGTGGGTGCGGACGACGAAAACATTCCCGATATCGAGGTGGTACCCCAAGGATGTTTACCGGTCAGTGAAGACGTGTGTAAGTCTGGATTTAAGGCTGTGTCAGAAAACATCACGTTCCCCGAAGACGCCCTCGCGACGTGCTGCCGCTGCAAGGAGGGCGAGACGTGCAAGTACTGCGCGGATCCCTCCGACTGCACGGACGGTGAGAAGAAGAAATACGTGACGAGCGAGGACTGCTTCGGAAAGGCACCGGGTCCCGGACCGGCACCGGACACGGAGGAGGAAGTCGAGCAAAAGTCGTCCGTTCCGGTTTCGCTCGCGCTCGTACCGAGTTGTCTTTGCATTTTGATTGTTTCGATGTATGTATTATAAAAACACTACTAGTCTTCGTCTAAATCAGACACGACGAGGTCGTCCTCCACCACGTCCTCGTCGTCGTCCTTCTCCATGTCGAATTCCCCGTCCAAATCGCCGCCGTCGTCATCATCTTTCTCTTCGTTCTCTTCCTCCTCGATGTCGCTCCCGATCCTCACGTCGTCGTCCTCCTCCTCTTCTTTTTCTTTTTGTTTTTGGATAACTTTTTCTTTTTTCGCCTTTTTCTTTTTCTTCTCGTCACCGAACAATTTTAATTCCACATATTTCCAAAGTTTTTTGTGGTACGCCTTGTTTTGTTCGTGCTTTAAGATGACTTTTTTCAAAAAATCATCCGTGTGCCCGACAGATTTCAAAGCTTGCACTAACGTGCGAAGTGGAGGAGTTTTCCCGCGCGCGTAGTACCTCTCATGGATGTTGTACAGCGCGTAGTTCACCTTCAACTTGACCCGATTCTTCGTGTACGTCACGTCCAGGTACACGTCACCGAAGGGGTGCGTCATCTCTTCTTCCGGTGCTCGTTCCAAAGGCACTGTTGGTTTGAAGTCGACTTCAAACTTCGATCGATCGAACTCCAAGCCCAACTCTCTGTAGTTCTTCTCGAGAGCGTCCAGATAGACGTCGTGCATGTAGACCGGTTGCATTCCCGTCTCATGCCACTCCGTCGGCGGTGGCTTCGTCAGGTACTCGATCAATTCGGCACCACGCATCCTCTTCATCCTCCTCGGTGTGACGGTTCGTTAAAAAGTGTTCGAGTTCAGCCTCGATCACCAACGCCGATTGCCGGTTCTCGTGTGTGTAGTAAGGTCCCCAAATCTCTATGGCTTTTTTAGGCTCGTTGTACCACAGGTATTGAAGGTTCAGGAACCGTGTGAGCCAGTAAAATCTCTTTCCCTTTTTCCCGATGAAAGAGTAAATGTCTTCCGGATCGACTCCGGAGACGTCCAATTCTGAATAGTGCGCTACCGGAGGTTGGTAGGGTGCCATTATTAGAAATACGTCTCTATCGTTTAAGTTGATTTACAAATGAGACACTGTCGCCACCCCGGACGATGCACGGGTGCCACGTGACCTCGTACCCGGTACCGAGGGAGAGGAGTTTTTCGCGCTCGCCCTGAAGCCGGTGAAACTGCTCGATCCCGAAGACGTCGAAAGCGCGTCGACACATCGGACACGTGTCACGTCGACAGCTCCCGAACCAACGCTTCGCACACCGGTGACACACGACGTGCCTCTCACAAAGAGTCACAGGTCGGTGTGCATCGCTATAGCAGACTGTGCAAGAAGTCGAATCATGGCGTACCAGGCTCCGGTGATCAGGATCATCGCCATGCATGCAGAACCTCCGCGACGCGATTCTTCGTCCATACCTTTACATTATTAATATGTCTTTATGTTAAGATGAACATTTCCAGATACGTGTTAAACAAGATGACACTTTTTGAAAAAATAAAATTTTGTTGGCTCCAGAGGTGTTACGTGAGAAGCGCCCGGAAGATGGACGACGCCATCAAGCGGGGTGACAGGGAGAGGGCGTACAGGTACGAAGACAAAATCTACATCGCTGACGAAAAACTCGAAACTTTCGCGGACGCCATGTCGAAGAAGTACGTTTATTAATGTTTGACTATTGTAGACATGGACGCGTTGAGGTTTCACGGTTTGCAATATCTCCGAAACCGGGTCGTCGCCCACAACGACGCCGTCATGTTCGATATCGACGACACCCTCATCTTCACCGACGGACGGGTGAACGGACCGATGCTCGACTTGCTGTTTCACGCCCAGATGATGGGATACCACATCGTGATCATCACCGCGCGCCCGAGATACGTGAACGTCGTGGAGTACACACAGAACCAACTCCTCGCCATAGGGATCACGTGGAAAGACCTTGGATTTTGCGACCCGGAACAGAAAGGAAGACTCAAGAGGGAACTCGGGTACAACTTCGTGCTCTCCGTCGGGGACATGCCCACCGATCTCACGGACACGCAACACTTTTTAGATTTGGGACAGATGGTACACGGCTAGAATTTAAAGTTGTGATTACAATTCAAACACGAAACGTACGTCGTCATCGGTTCATCCGCCGACCGGGTCTGGAGTTGGTAGTAAGTCGTTTTGTTCGTCTTGCACCGGCTGCACTTGAAAAACCCAGTCTGGTTCTTCGCCTCCCTCGCTAAAAACTCTTTCCGCATGTCCTTGTGGATCCTCTCGTCCATGAGTTTCTTGTAGTTGCCTTCCGGCACCGCCTCCCACGGCTTCATGTTCACCACGTTTTGTGTCCGGAGGGATTTATCGTTCAACTTCTCAACCAAGTCTGGATTTCTGATCAAGTTGTTTTTGATCTCTAAGAATTTGTGCTTGTAGGAAGAGCCGAACACGTGGTTCTCGAACGTGCAGTCCTCGGAGGGGAACTTGTCCATGGCGTGGTTGAGGACTCCCTTCTCCAAGTTCACCACCCGGGGATCGTCCGGAGAGAGGGAGAGCAACTCCGCAAACTTATCGAGGGCGTACTTTCGAGTCTTGTTCATTTTTTTTATTTTTCCCAAGCTTTTCACCCGGCGTTAGTCACCAAAATTTCGGTTGCTTTAAGTCCTGGGTTTTTACTATGACACCTCTGGTACACTTCGACTTTATCTAGGTTGTAATCTTTAAAAGCGTCCAAAACCCTCGGTGTGTGAGAGTTGCTCATGCAAAATTTGGGGAGACCCCGGACGAACTCGAAAAACTTGTCGTGGTCAAAACCCTCCTTTTGGTACCCGTCGTAGGTGTCCACGTAGGGGGGATCCAGATAGACGAAATCCCTCGGCTGCACACCTCGGAGGACGACGTCGTCGTAGGATCCGCACACGAACAAAACCTTCGATATCAACCTCGAGACGTCCGTGATGTGTTTTTCATCCGGGAACGCCGGTGATTTGTAGTAGCCGAACCCGACGTTGAAGTGCCCACCCTTGCCCACTCGGTAGAGCCCACGAAAGGTGGTGCGGTTCAAAAAGATGAAACGCGCCGCGTGCGCCGGGGTGTCCTTTCGCTCCGAGTTGTACACCCGTCTCTGCAGGTAGTACAGGTCGTTCTTCGTCCTGACGTCTTCGTGGGACGCCGGTTGGCGCTTCCGGGTGGCGACGTCCGTGTCCATGGGCAGGGACTCGTAGGATCTCGCCAGCGCCCGGAGGTGTTCCGAGACCGTTACCGGGGACTGTTGCACCTGCACGTACATGTTCACGAGGGACTCGTTGAGGTCGGAGACGATGAAGTTCTCGATCTCTCGGTCACTCTGGAGCACGGCGAGGAGGACGCTGCCCCCTCCGACGAAGGGTTCCCAGTAGGTGCGCATCCGGTGGGGAATCTTCTTCAACACCTCGTCTATAATTTGAGTCTTACCACCTATCCATTTTAATATTGGTGTGATCATTAAAAAATAAATGATAAAATCTTTAAACCAAATTTCCGTATTTTCCGGTTAGGTTAAAGGGCACCCACCGGACAAGTGGATCCCGCAGAAAGAAACACGCGTCCATGAACCCTTACATTCAAAGCATCCAACACGTGCACGAAGCCGCGCGAAGCAACAAAATCAAGCGCAGCGAAGAAGACGTCATCCTGCGCAGCATCCTGGGCTCGGCGCCGAGCGTGGACATGGGATCCTTGATCGGAACCCTCGTTCAGACGTACGGAACGCAAGACCAAGGGAAACGCATCGCGTCCATCCTCATCGGTGAGAGCGCCGTGAAAAAAACACCGTCGACACCGCCTCGAACGCCACAAAGACGTGGTCGACCTCCGAATTCCCCGCCACCGCTGCGACGTAAGCGCCAAGTGCGCTCGGCGTCGTCGGACGACTCCCCCCCACCGTCACCGCCGCCAAAAAAGCGCAAAGATTACTGGAACCAAAAAGAAAGAAGCACCCTTATTACACTTGTCAATAATTCCATTGAGAAGTACAATGAGATTCGGTGGAAAGGAATTTTATCGGAATTCAGTCCGAGACGAACGGAACAAGCGGTGAGGAACAAATATCTCGCCCTGCTCAAAGAGAGCGTCATAGCCCCGCTCATGGAAGAGGATAACCGACAAACTGAGGATCGCTCTGGGGTTTCGGACACGACCCAAACTCCTCCGGTGAACACTGGTCGAAATACGACGACACCCGACGCGCGGGGTTAGTGTCAACGCCCATGACGTGGGAGTAAGATTTTTGAAGGGGTGTGTATCCAGCCTTACCCCGGGCGAAAAACATGATGAACAAAACTAAAGCGACGACGGTCGCGATGATCATTATTATAATATCACACATTATTTTTTTGTCGGTTCCGGTATGAAGGCGTCGTTGTTTAACACCGCGTTCGCGTACTTCATGCACAAGGTGAAATGGTGCATGGCGAAGTCTCTAAAGTCCTCGATCTTGACACCCATCGGGTTGTCGTTCATGACCTTGAGGATGTCACACTTTTCATCGTTGGTCACCATAGCCATAGCCTTGCCGAGGGACTTGAGCCACAAGACGTGCTCCTGGTTTTTGCAGTCGAATTGTTGAACAATAGAAGCCATCTCTTTTTTACATACTAATAACATCTTCTTCTATAAGTAATCGCGCACTCGGGTCGGTGACATCGGTCCACTTCGGTCGCCAGATCTCTCGGATGAGGTAATCGTGTCTGGAGTCGTACATCTTCCAAAACATGTCCCGGTAGAACGCCTCCTCCGCGGTGATTGGGAGGTTCACCCCGCGGCACATGTTCCTGACCGTGTTGACGTGTTCCCACTTACCGAGTTTCCGGAGACTTTCCACCCAGTCCTCGCCGACGGCGTCGCTGAAGGCGTCCTTCGTCCTCCACAACACCTCCCGCGGGAGGTAGCCCTCGAACGCTTCGCGGAGGATGCGCTTCTCCACCTTGTCCAACTTGAGGGTTTGATTCATCGTCATGCAGCACGCGATGAATTCCTTGTCCAAGAATGGGACGATGAGGTCGAGACCGTGGGCACCGGCGCACCGATCGGCGCGAAGCCCGTCGAACTGGTGGATCAACCGGAGTCGACGCATGTTTTCGTAGGCGAAATCCTCCACCGAAGGGGCGTTCTTAAAGTACAAGTAACCACCGAGAAGTTCATCCGAGCCCTCCCCGGAAAAGATGTACCGACACGACGTGTTCTCCTTGATGTACTTGCACAGGAGGTACATGGGAATGCTCGCTCGAATCGTGGTCGTGTCGTAACTCTCCAAGGTCCGGATGATCTCCTTGACACACTTTTTGCCCTGTTCCACGGTGAAATTCACCTCGGTGTGGTCGGTGCCGAGAAAAGTCGCCACCTTGCGCGCGGCGTCCAAGTCCGGGCTCCGGGGAAGACCGATGGAGAAAGTCTTGATGGGTTTTTTCGACATCCTCTGCGCGATGGCACAGATGAGGCTCGAGTCGAGCCCACCGGAGAGGAGGAACCCGACGTCGCGCTCGGTGGTCGCCATCCGGACCCGAACCGCGTCCTCCAGCGTGCGCTTGATGCACTCCGTGTTTTTCGGGACGGTCTTCAGGGGGTTCCAATACGTCTTGTAGTAACACACGAAATCGTCGAGTCTCGAATCGTAAAAGTGTCCCGGTGGGAACACGTGCACCTTCGTGCCGATGAATTTGAGTGCCTTCATCTCGCTCGCAAAGGCGATGCTGTTCTTCTCCCCGAACCTGGTGTAGAAGAGGGGGCGGACGCCGACGGGATCCCTCGCAGCCTCCACGTGTGCGCCGTTCGTGTAGACGAAGGCGAAGTCCCCCCTCAGCATGTCCACCGTCGCGGCGGTGCCGAACTTTCGGATCATCTCCGGAATCACCTCGCAGTCGCTCGTGCCCTTCTCCTTCCCGGTCAAGAATTCGCGGTAGTTGTAAATCTCTCCGTTACACACGAACATGTCCTTCTTCGTGCGGAACGGTTGCATCCCGGTCTCCGTGAGATCGTTGATGGCGAGGCGGTAAAAGTCCATGAGACACTTGCCCATCTGCTCCCGGCGAAAGTCATCCGGACCCCGGTGCTTGAGGAGCCCCTCCGGGACCAAGATCTTCTCCCCAAAGGTACATAGGATTCCACACATCTTGAAATAAAGTGTCACCCAATCTTTAGGTTGAGTTCGAGATTTTGGGTGTACAAATTAATGTCGACGTAGGAATCAATCTCCTGAGCCTTGAATATCATGTTCCCCTTTTCGTCGGTGTCCGTGTTCTCAAAGTCGACGATGTACACGAAGGAGAGGTTGGTGTGACGGGCGATGTCGTCGAGACGATCCCGGTCGTAATCCACGATCTCCATGAACCTCAGGACGTCTTCCGGGCTCCGGTAACGTATCTTTTCCGGTCTCTTCACGAAACTCACGCTCTCCCTCATGTTCAGATTTGGCCACCGCCCGGTGCGACTCCGGAAACGACTGAGGTACTCCATGTATCTCTGCGCGGTCTCCCTGTTTTTGAAACACATCGCGCGGGTTTTGTCTTTGGGGTCGGTCATCGTGATGAAACCCTTCGTGGGCTTCATGCGAATGAAATGAAATGTCACCGGATCCATGTCCCTCCTTAGTGTTTAATTAGAGAAAAAACTTTAAGACTCTGTAAATGATGATGGATTTTCCGAAGACCGCCGGACAGTGCAAGTACGTGCTGTCCCTGACGAGCCGGAAGAGCGTCGTGATCGCCACCGGACCCGCGGGCACCGGGAAGACTCTGCTCGCGTGTCACGAGGCGCTGAAACACATAGGCGGGGCGAGGCGGGGGAGGGTGGTCCTCACGAGACCCATCGTCGCCGCCGACGAAGACATGGGATACCTTCCGGGGACGATGGAAAAAAAGATGGAACCGTGGACTCGACCGATGTACGACGTCTTTGAAAAGTATTTATCCATGAACCAGATCGAGAGGTCGATCTCGATCGAACCCCTCGGGTACATGCGCGGAAGGACGTTCAACAACACCTACATCATCGCCGACGAGATGCAAAACAGCACGGTTCGACAGATGACCATGCTTCTCACCCGGGTCGGGGAAAACACCAAATTGGTCGTCACCGGGGACTTGGATCAGAGCGATTTGGGGGAGGACAACGGGCTCGCGTATTTGGTCAATAGAGTTTCCGGGTTAGATCTCGAACACATAGACTTCGTGAACCTCACACAAGACGACGTCTTGCGGAGTCCCGCGGTGGAGGAAGTCCTGAAAGTCATGTCTATCTCCGGTGCCTCTGCTCGAACCATCGTAGATCGCTTGTAATAATCACCTTTAAAGGGTTTCTCCTGTGCTGCTGGGCGAGCCACCGGAGGCGCTGTTTGATCTGAGACGCCGTCCAGCCACTCTGACGGAGCGCCTTTGTGAGGGCACCCCGGCGCGTTCCCGGGGACTTTTGTCGCAAAAACTTGTACCCAAAGTCCGCCAGACACTTATCGGTGCTCGTGGTCGGGGGCTTGCACGCTCTCTGTTGCATTACAATAACGCGAGATTTAGATCTCGATCAGCTGTTTAGAGTTGATGAGAAGTTGGAGTTTCGGAGCAAGTTCTTCGCTCCGCACGGGTGCGTCTCGGACTCGCATTCGGCGAAGACGTACGCCGGGAGGCGCTTCAGAGATTTCTTTTTCGCGGCGCTGTATTCCTTCGATTGCCTGTGGATGAGTTCGTTGATCTTGTAGATCATGCCCCGGTTGAACTTTTGGGTGAAGATCATGAGTTGACTCAACCACAACTGCGCCGGGCGGAAGTTTTTACCGGAGATGTACTGCGATTGCAACAGCGCCTGCACGTGGTCTCGAGCCCAATCGACAAACTTTTCGCTGCAGATTCGTGACTCCCACTCGTTGTCGGACATGGTGGCACACGCGGCTTCAAACTTTTTCGGGTTGATGCTCTCGGTGATCAACATGTTTTTCTTGAGCATTTCCACTGGATCTTTTTCCACGAAGCACCACACGTAAAAGTTGTACAAGATCTGAAACATGATCGCCTTGTCAGCCATGCGCGCGACGCCGCCCGGAAGACCGGTGCGACACTTCGACATGATGGCGTGCACCTCCTTGTGACTGGAAATGTCACCGGCGAGGGCACAGAGGGGCAGATCCCGGCGAGAGTTGATCAACTCCCCGATCTGAAGGGGCAGACTCGTGTTCATACGGTTGAACAACAAGATCTCTTCTTCCTCCGAGAGGTCGTAGTACGTCGTCTTCATGAAAACGCTTCGGCGGAGCATGTTCTTGTCCTCGTGCGAGAGGTCGTGCCACCAGTAACTCTTCGACGGGTCTTTCTCCGGGTGGTACGGGAACATGAGTTCGTCCCCAAACCACCCGACGTATTCCAAGATGCATCGCCTGCGGTGGGCACCCTCGATGATCCTTTGGGTGTTGTTATCGGTGTTCTCGGAGATGACAAAGTTCGTCTGGGTGGCGAGTCCCTCGAACACGCTGTCCATGAACTTGTTCTTCATTTCCGGTGACCACGTGTCGTCGTAGCGTTGGATCTCGGGGTGGAGGACCCAGTGGTTGTCCGTGTAGTGCTCGTCCATGAGTTGACCGAGGTTGATCGGCTCGTTCGTGGGCTTGCGCCGACGGAGTTTAAAGTTGTCGTGGGCGTCGAAAGGACTGCCCTCAGATGAAATCCGTTTGCGAAGTTCGACCATCGTTGTCCGTGTGTGTGCGTTTGTGCGTTTGTGCGTTTGTGCGTGCGTGTGCAGATCTGAGGAAAAAAATTTTAATTTTTAAAATTATAATGAGCACCTACAACCAACCCCCGTGCAATTTCAAGTACCGAATCGCCGCCCTCGAGAAGGTGGTCGACGGCGACACCGTGGACGTCCTCATCGACCTCGGATTCGACGTCCTCACCAGACAGAGGGTGCGCCTCCTCGGGATCGACTCCCCGGAGAGCCGCACGAGCGATCTCGAAGAGAAGAAGTACGGTCTCATGTCCAAAAAAGCGCTCAAGGACTGGTGCCTCAAGGCGGTCGCCAGTGAGAAGGACGACATCGAGATGGAACTCCGCACCCCGGAAGCGGACTCCAGGGGAAAGTTCGGTCGCGTGCTCGGGGAGATCTGGGTCGTCGAGGACGGACAGGCGACGAACGTGAACCAATGGTTGTGCGATAACCACTACGCCGTGCCGTACGTGGGACAAAACAAGGCGGACGTTCAGGCGCTGCACATGGAAAACAGAAAATACTTAAACACTGCACATTAAATATATTCAAAATGAAAGTCATCTTCGCCTTTCCGGGAAGGAGTTTCAGTGGTAACTTTTTGCGACAATGGAGTGAGACGCTCATGGTCTTGTCGCAAAAAGGCATCGACGTCAGGATGTCACAGGAGTACAGTTCGTTCGTGAGTTTCTCCCGGATGAAGACACTGGGCTTGGACGTCCTCCGGGGGAAAGAACAAAAACCGTTCGGTGGGAACGTGGAGTACGACGTCTGGTTCACCATAGACAGCGACATCTACTTCACCCCGGAACAAGTCTTGGAGCTCATCGAGGACACGAAGACCCACCCGGTGGTTTCCGGGTACTACCGGATGCAAGACATGAAACACTACGCCGTCGTCGAGGATTGGGACCTCGACTACTTCAAAGAACACGGTTCCTTCAAGTTCCTCACCGTGGAGGACATGAAGAAGAAAGAGGACAAGTACATCAAAGTCGCCTACAACGGCATGGGATTCTTCGCCTGTCGCAAGGGTGTGATAGAGAAGATGGAGTACCCTTACTTTGACCACGAAGTCTTCGAGTTTGAAAACGAAGACGGCGCGGTGATCCGGGACATGTGCTCCGAGGACGTGGCGTTCTGCAAGAACCTCAACAAAGCCGGCTTCGACGTCGTCGTGAACACCACCTTGCACGTCGGTCACGAAAAGACGCTCGTCATTTAATTAAAGATTGTAATCCAAAATCATATAATGTTCGGTAAAATAGTCGGAAGGTTTTTCCTGAAACAAGACTTGGGTCTCAAAGACGATGCGACGCCCGAGACGATCACGATCTCCGAGATCATGGAGACCTACCTCGGCTGGGGCGCGTGGATAGCGTCGCATGGAAATTTCAAGTACAAACAACTCTTCACCATGTTCGAGACGAGCGACGTGCACCCGGACATCGTCACCGAGATGAAAAAGTTTCACCGGGTCATCGTCCCTTACGATTACCTCAAAGACATCCTCGCGGGGCACGGCGTGAACTGCGTCGCCCTCAACGAGTACACCACCCCGCTGGTCCGGAATCGACCCAGGGTGATACCGAAGACACCGAACCCGGAAAAACTCGCGTTCCTTTACGTGGGCACCCACGACATTCGGAAGAACGTCGCCCCCCTCGCGCGGGCGTTCGATAAGTTCTCCCGTGGCACCGACCACGTCCTCATAGTGAAGACGAACAGAGTCGAAGGGTTACCGGAGAGTGAGAACATAAAGTACATCACCAACAGGTGCACGGAGGAACAACTCAGCGTGCTTTACAACCTCTGTGATTTCGTGATATCGACCACCCGGGGAGAGGGCGTGGGAATGCCCTTCTTGGAGGCGCAATACTTTGGCAAGCCGGTGATCGCCCACACCGGCGGGGTCATGGGCACGCTGGCGAAGCGGTACGACAAGTGGATTCCACTTCCGTGTGAAGAGGTGCCCATCCCCGAAGAGGGCGTGCCACCGTTCCTGAGGAAGGTGTTTCACGGGACGTGGTGGGAAGTCAGAGAGGAAGATGTACTTAAAAGCCTGAAACGAGTACTAGAAAATGAAAATCACGTACGCGATATGCGTGTGTAACGAGGACCGGGAACTCACGAGTCTTCTCTCCTTTTTGGTGGAGACCAAGGCACCGGAGGACGACATCAACGTGCTCGTGGACAAGACTCGGTGCACCGACGCGGTTCGGGGCGTCCTCGAGCGTTTCCGGAAGGTGATCACGGTGAACGAGCGAGAGTTCGATGGGAACTTCGCGGAGCACCGAAACTACCACGCCACCTTGTGTGGGGGCGATTACATATTCGTCTTAGACGCCGACGAGATACCGCAGGAAGCGCTCATGAAGCAGATCCGTCAGTTCACGGGCGACATCCTCTACGTGCCCAGGATAAACATCTGCCCCGGGTACACCCAGACGTGGTTGGAGAGTCACCGGTTTCGCACGACCAACACCGGGTTCATCAATTGGCCCGATTACCAGGGAAGATTTCACAAAAACAACGGCGAGATCAAGTGGTCCGGTGGTCTCCACGAAAAGTTGACCGGGGGTCAGGCGGAAATCACGGCGGCGTCACCGGAATTCGCCCTGTGGCACATCAAGTCCGTGCAGAGGCAGGATGCACAAAGTGATTTTTACGACAACGAGTGTAAAGAATAAAGTTGTAATTAAGTTAATGTTGTTCAGACCCAGACCCGACCATGCGATAGGAAACCTGAGCCTGTGCCTCGCGACCCACTTCATCAACTCCGGTGGAACCGGGCGGTTCCACAGCGACGTCTACCTCTACGGCAGGGATCAGATGTTCGTGTTCAAGCACGTCTCCGGGGACGACGCGGGGGAGGTGGTGGACAAGTCCGTGATAAACGCGTTCAACCACCTGCGTTACCAAAACTTGGGGGAGGTGATGCGTTATCTCATCCAACCCTCACCCCGGATGCAGTCCAGAATCGACAAGGCGTGGGAAAAAATTTCCGGGTGCGCCGCGTGCTTTCACATCCGGAGGGGCACCAACAGCGAGGACTCGAGTCGATTCGCCTACTTTCCGACGGCGTCTGATCAAGCCGTGGACGCCATGGTCGCCCACGCGGTGAGAATGGATGAACCGGTGTTCGTCCTGAGCGATTCCGTGACGACGAAGGAGGACTTTCTCCGGAGAGTTCCGAAGGCGGTCGCCCTGGACCACGCCATCGGGTTCACCGCGTGCGAACACTCCCAAAACTCCGAGGTGGAGGACGAAGCGTTCGAGGCGAAGATGAACAGCGTGATGGAGTGGTTTCTCATCTCCAAGTTTTCCAACGTGTACACCACCATGGGTGGAGTCGAGGGAGTGAACGTCCCGGAAGGCACTCCGGAGGGCATCTCGTCCACGTTCGGGTACTCCGCCACGGTGTACGGCGGACACCTCCCCACCTACGTGTACAACGACGGCACTTTCTTCTACCCGGACAACCCACGGAGGGGGTGGTCCGACCCGGACACCGGAAACTACATCGTCGTCCGGGAACCCACAAAGGAAAAGATCGAGTGGTGCACGAAGAATTTTGGCATGTGGAAAATTCTCGTCGACCCGACGGAGTGCGAACGGGCGGGCATCAAGGAGTGGTGCGACGGGAGGATCCACGTCCGGTTCATGACCGACGGCGAGGTCCGAGTTCGCAAACTCAAAGAGCTGACCTACGCAGTTAAAGATGTTCGTCGTGAATGAACATAATGAAGGTCACCGTCATCGGTGCCGGTAAAGTTGGTCTCGCCTACGCCGTCTTCTTAGCGTCCAAGGGGCATCAAGTCACCGCGGTCGACAAAAACGAGGAGTACGTGCGCGCGCTCCGGAGCGGCACCTTCGTGTCACCGGAACCCGGGGTCCAAGAGGGGACTGTCCAAGGTTCGCGAGTTCACCACCGAGGATGCGGGGGGGAGTGACATTTGTGTGGTGCTTGTTGACACTCCCACGTGTTATGCCGGTTACGACCATGCAAATCTTGAGAGAGTCATGGAGGGCGTTTTGCAGAAACACCACCGAATCATCGTCTCGTGCACGACGCAACCGGGATTCATGAAGCAGTACGAAAAGGTCTGCTACAGCCCCCTCTTCATTCAGCTCGGAAACATCATCCACCACCAAGAGACGGCGAAGGACGTCCTCTTGGGTGGACCCCGGTGTCAGGCTGTGGATGAGTTTTTCCGGGTGAACCACGGACCGGACGTGAAGATTCACCACATGTCCCACACCGCGGCGGAGGTGGCGAAACTCGCCCTCAACTGCATGATCACGACGAAGATTTCCTTCGCCAACATGATCGACGAGGCGATGTGGCGGAGTGGTCACGAAGAGGAGACGAAGCGAGTGCTCCAATTCGTCGGGTCCGACCCTCGCATCGGGGACAAGTGTCTGTCACCGGGGTGGGGCTACGGCGGTCCGTGCTTTCCGAGGGACAACAGGGCGCTGTGCACCTTCCTCCGGGAGTGGGGCGCGTCCGATTACATCCCGGTAGCCACCCACGAGACGAACGAGCGCCACGCCGTGGTCATGGCGATGAAGCGAAGCGTGCACGCGTCGGAGTTCGACGACCTCAACTACAAACCAAACTGCCCGGTGGAGTGCGTGGAGGAGTCCCACAAGGTGAAGACACTCCAGATTCAAAAATTAAAATTCCTACGAAAGATGTAATACGAAACATTTTCTCAGTAAGTAACAACCAAGATGTCGGTCTCAGCGGAGAAAATGTACGACGTCGCCCGAAAGGTGACCCTCGGAAAGGCTGACTTGGAGTTAGGCTTGGGCATGTCCAGCGTCGTGCTCATGCTGGGCATCCACTACGCCGTCCTCTCCACCCTCGGTCTGAAGACCTACGACGACTGCTCTTCCATGCAGGGCAAGAACTTCGACCGTCTCGCCTCGTTCATGCGCGGTACCCTCATCATCGCCCTCACGATTCCGTCCACCCTCCTCCTGTCCGCGCTCGTCCAGAAGGACGCCGAGATGTGGGCGGTGGTCTACGGCTTGTTCGGTCTCGTGACGTCCGCCGCGACCGTGCACCTCGCCCGCAAGTGTAGCAACGCCGACAAGAAGACGAAGCGTCTCGCCGTGGGCAGCCTCTTGTGCTACATGATGATGTTGCTCGGAGGCGTCTTCTTGCTCCGGAAAAAACCAAAGGTGATTGTATGAGTTTAGTGGACACCGTGCACGCTTTGATGGTGCTCATGGCGCACGTCCTCAGCCGGGCGGGAACGTTCACTTTTCAAGAGAAACTCACCCTCCTCCACGTGATCATTCACGCGATGTGTCGTCCTCACGATGGTTTGATCGTTCGCGGTCGAGAGCTTGTTTTAAGAAATACATCTGAAACAATAGACCGATTTGGGACCACACCAGGGCGTACACTGCTCCTTTCCGGTACTGGTACGCCATCCAGAACACGGACGAAATGATTCCGAGGAGGATGTACTTGACGCTGCGCTCGCACTTCGTCTCGGTCCTGATGGATTCGAGTATCTGATAGAAACCGATGATGGTCGCCGTCGTGGCGAACGCGTCGTTAGTTTCCATGTTATATTATCTCAACATAAAAGTATAACATGGACGCTTTACTCGCAAAATTTTCAGGACGCATCGACGCCAAGAAGTTGGTGAACACGGTTGACTCTATCAAGCGTGACTACATCGACGACGGGCTCACGAAGGAAGACATCCCCGGGATCCTCGGTAAGTTGATCCCGGTGACCGCGCAGTTCAAGCAACTCACCGGACCGGAAAAGAAGAAGCTCGTCATCGGTGTTCTCAACCACCTCATCGAACAGATCGACAAGGGTGAGGAGGACAGCGCCTTCGAGACGACCCTCAAGGCGCTCGTGCCGCCGATGATCGACACGATCGCCGGTGTGATGAAACTCAAGAAAAAGTTGTGCCCGTGCTTGTCGGCATAAAAACACCGGACTATATAAGATTAAGTAAAAATGCAATTCCCCACTTTGGAAACCATTGTAAAATACGGCGTGTACACCGTGAAAGAATTAGAACGGTTTTCAAAGGAGAGACAAAAAAGAAAAATCACAGTCTTGAACGAATGTGAGACGTGCGACTTCGTCTACTCCGGTCACTCGTGTGACAACTGTTTGGGCTTGATCACCAGACCCAAGGCGGACTCCAAGTTGTTGTGAGTCCTCTTCAGGGGTTTCGCCCGCTTCAATTTGAGGGGTTCGTTCTGAACCTCACTACTTGTTATTTCCTCCAACTTCTTCGCGTTGTTGGAAATAATGGGAATCGTCACGTCTTCGAAGGGATCGCGCTCCACCGGTTTCGGTGGCTCCGTGTCCCTGTCCGCGCCTTCCCTAAATTCCTCGATGTCCAGGTCACCACCGAACACTTTTAGTTTGTACCGGTACGGCGCCGGTTTTACGTGACCCATGACCCCATACATTCTCTTCCGCATGAGAAGAATGTTCCCACAGATTCTTCCCCCCAAGTTACATCCGTGTTTGTCAATGGCGAACGACTTCATGCACGACCAACTGCAAAAAGTACCGGTCGTGTGGAACTTTCTGGTTCTCTCGTCGTATTTATATGGCATCTCCAAAGGTTGACCCTCGAACGGGTGGCAGCACCACCAACACCAAGACATACTTAACATTTTGTGGAATCCTTTAAGTACTGTTGTTCTCGGACGAGACGAGCACCGCCAAGAGGAGGAGACAGCATATGGACGAAGACGACGACAGGAAGGTTCCCGTGCCACCGGCTGCGATGAGTTTCATGTTCTTTTCCAAGAACGTCGGGGGTTCTTCCTCTTCCTCTTCCTCTTTCACCTTTTGTTCAATCTCACCCTCCTGCTGACCGGCGTCCTGTTCAATGTCGCAGTTCATGGTTATTTCCGAATCCACAATGTGTCCACCCACGTTCAACTCCTGGACGCAGAAATCCAAATTTAGTGCACAATCCGGACGCTGTTCGGGGAGATACGTGTCACCCGCGTTAGCGCACACGCGACCCCGACAGTGCATGCGAGCCTCCAAGGCTCTCCGAGCCATCGTCCCCGCCCTCGAATCCGGTAGATCTTTGACAATCAAATCGTGCTCCACCTGTGCAGTGGAACACCCGGCGGCTGCGGGGTCTAGCTCACACACCCCATTGATGGCGTTGTAACACCGACACCAACTGTCGTTTTTGTGTTTCTTACACCACTTCGTCGCGAGCTCGTCATACAACTGCGTGCCAATCTCGTTCGACGAACACGTCGTGTCTGTTTTTATCCGGGAACGAACACCACAGTATCCCCTCGCCAACGCGTTCGCGTCCCCTATGTCTTTACACTTTCCTTTGCCCACGTTGAGGTTCCGACGCTCAGTTTTTTTGCAGTACTTAGCCACGCCGTCGTGGTAGGACCGGACACAATAAGCATGGTTTACGTAGTTTCTACTCGGTGACGTCACCGGGTCCACGTAATAATTTCTCCACCACGCATCGCTGGCGTTTTGTTTCGATTTATTAGGCGGATTGCACCAGTATCGTGGTGGCGGCGGTGGCGGTGGTGGCGAACCGCCCCCCATTGCTTCCTATTGTATGCCACATAAAATTATTTCAGCCCAGCCATGGCACCCAAGATGACCAACACCAACAAACAAATAAAGGACACCGAGGCGAAGAGGGTGGTCCCACCCCCTGCTGCGAGTAAAACTTTATTCTTCTCTATGAAAGACTTCTCTTTCTCGACTTTTTTTTTCGGTTTAGGAGCAGTCGGGTCACACGCCTGGTCCTCACCGTTGATGCTCTGGTAACAAAACTGCAGAGTCAGTGGATTATTGACAGTCATCTCACTTACTTACTGTCTAACAGAGATAATAAGTATTGCACAAGTTGCTTCTTGTTGTTCACGCGCTTCTTTATGGCATTCACCACGCGCTCTTCCTCCTTTTCACCGAACTTGAAACCACCCTTCTTGAGCTTCGCCATGACCATGAACACGTTGGGCTTGGGTTGGTTCTCCACGTACGCGATGGCACCGGAAATGCTTCCACCCTTCTTGAACTCACGGCGTCCCCTGACGAAGAAAATGAGGGCGAACACGAGGGCGAGTCCGAAAAGGATTTGAAACTTCTTCATCTTTTTTACAATACGTCTACAAAATAAATTACTTTCGTGACATCAACACGATGGCTAAACAAATGAGGGAGAGCGAGGAGACGGCGACGAATTGTCCGAACGCCATAGCCTCCGTCTCCATCTTGGTCGGTTTTTTGTCCACGGTCCAATCGCCCAACTCCGGTGCCGGTCCGAAGCTCGCCAAGAGCTCCTCCAATTCCTCCTCCGTGCGCTCGTCACCCTCCAACACGCAGTGCTTGACGATGGTGTTCACCGGGGTTTCCCCGAGGTTCCACTCGCGCCCGCAGATGCTCACCGGTTTGCACTCCGGTTTGTTCTTCGGAAGGAAGACGTCCGCTGGGCACACACCGGTGCGACAGTGACGGTTGTTGACGATGGCATCGTACCCTTCCGGACCCAGGGCGACGTCGTCCCGAAGGTTCTCCGGGACCACCGTGTTCTTGCACACCGGATTGTTCGGCATCTCACCGCACCTCTTGTTGACGATGTTGTAGCAGTTGCACCACCGTTGGTTGTGTCCGTGCTTTTGGCAGTACGCGGTAGCCATCTTTTGGAAACGTTCCGTGCCGAGATAGTCCGGTGTACACAAGCGTTCCGTCGTTCCCGTGAGTGGGTTCAGGTTGTGTCCTTGTTCACAAAATTGCTTCACCAAGCGATCGTACATGCCCACGAGTTCGGCGTTGTTGCCCATGTTGTCTTTGAGAGTTTCCAGTTCGCGTCCGTTCGTCGCGCTGTACGCGCACGCGTACTTCCTCCCCTTCGATTTTTCAACCTCTGTGCCACCAGGGCACCCGGTGTTGTTATCGACGCGGTCGAGTTTTCCAGGCATCGCGGTTGGGATCTCCGTGATTTGAATGGAAGAGATGACGTCGTTCCAGTCTTCACCCACGTACGAATTAGTGCCGCGCATCAAAAACCTCTTACCCTTGTAGTCTTGATCCGCGTAGGCGACGATGTTGCAATTATTTCCTTCGCTGACGTCGTAACTGCTGATTTCATTCTCCGTCAGCCAGTCGGATGACACTTTGTAACTCCTGGTGATGTCCATGTTTTCACCACCGAAGTTAGCGTGTTCGAACACCCTGACTTTACAACCCATATTGTTACAATGAGTGAAGAAAATTTTTCTGTGCTATTTGTAAATTACGTCAGGACATCATGGGAGGTTCGAAGTCCCAGATGGTTCAGCAGTTTTTCAACATTAACGCTGTCAACGAGACGATCACGAACCAGGTGACGAAGAATCGCACCACCGTGAGCGCTTCTCAAACCAACATTCAAAAACTTTCAATCATCATCGCCGGCTCGGTCGTCGGATGTGACATCAAAATGAATCAAAAGATCGCCGCGAACAACGTGAGTACGGTGGAATCCGCTGTACAAACCGTGGTCGATATGAAGTCGGACATTCAAAACACGATGGAGCAGAGCGCCGAGGCGAACATGGCGATGCTCACCGAGTTGGGTTCCCTGAGCGACTTGGTGGGTGAGAGTAACCAGGACATTCGTCAGGAAATCAACACGACCATCCGCAACATTGTGGAGACAAACATCACAGAGGAGAACATCACGGAACTCATGGCGGAGCAGGTGAACATCCAAAAGTCCGAACTGATCATCGGTGGCAACTTCGACTGCAGAGGTGGGAGGGGTACGATCGACGCGTCCCAGGACGTTGTCGCTCAACTCACGGCGTCGGCTGTTGGGAACATGTTGACTGAGAAACTCATGGAAAATTCCATGGTGAACACGGTCACCCAGTCCGCCGCCGCCTCCGTGTCGCAGGAAAACACCGGTTTCGCGTCCATCGTGGACTCCGTGGGTGGTGCCGTCTCCGGCATCATTTCGTCCTCCACCGGGATCTTCTGGATCATTGGGTGTGTCATCTGCGTCGCCCTGATCGGCATCGTCATGTTCATGATGTCTCCGGCTGGACAAAACATCGGCAAGTCCGCCGCCGGTCGAATTTAATTAAAGAGTAAGTATTCATTTCTTTATAGATGATTTTGAGTATCGACGTCGGTATTCGGAATCTGGCAATGTGTTTGCTTAACGAAACCTCGAATCTCATCGTGGAGTGGGACGTCAGCGGAGTTCCACCCGAGCACAAAGATGGGTTGTACGTGTCGTTAAGAAAACACCTGGACGAGCGACCGTGGGTCCTCGACGCAGACGTCGTGCTCATAGAGAAGCAACCGGAGAGAAACAAGAAGATGATTTCCGTGATGCACTTTTTGCACTCCTACTTTGTGATCAAATCCCCGCACGCGGACACCATCCTCTACGACGCCAGACACAAGATTCCGGACGTCGCCGGGGCTGGAAAGACTTTGTACCGGAAGAGGAAGAACACCGCCATCGAGAGGTGTCGAGAGTTCATACACTCCGGTGACGTCAACAAGCACTGGGTGGACCTCTTCAACGTGTCGAAAAAGAAGGACGACCTCGCGGACACGGTGATGCAGGCGCTCTCGTACACCAGGAGGGTGGAGCCGACGCCTTCGGTGGCGAAGAAATCCAAAAAGGTGACACCCCGGAAACCCACCCCGAACCAGAAAGAGACGAAATATTCCAAGGCAAACTTGGCGTGGATCTACAAAAACAAACCGGAGTGTGAGGTGTTGGAGAACAACAAGAGATTCATGAAAGACCTGCACCGATACTACCGGAGCATCGAGGAACTCGTGGAAGAGATGAAATAAAATCATGAAATATTGTAGGTGATGTTCAACACGTACGTCATAAACCTGGACTCACAGGGGGAGAGATTCGACGTGCAGTCGAGACACCTGCGAGCCGCCGGACTTTCCCGAATCGTGCGCGTTCGCGGGCACACCCCCGACGAGATCCCTCTCTCGGAGAGGAACCGGTACTTTAAAAACCAAGCCTTCATGCCGGGGACGAACATGGCGTGCGCGTACTCCCACCTACAGACGCTTCGGCGTTTCGTGGAGACGGACCCACACGACGTGGCGCTCGTGTTGGAAGACGACGCCTTCCCCCTCGTGGACGCGGAGACGCTCCGGAAGAAACTCCGGGGAGAGTGGGACCTCCTCATGCTCCACTGCGATGGGTTTTGCCCCACCTCGAGGGCGCCCGCGGGAAGGATGTCCGCGTCCATGGCGGCGTACTTTGTCACGAAGGAGGGTGCCCGGAAACTCCTGAGACACAAGTACGACTACCAATTCGACATAGACACGAGTCACCTCGGTGACGTGAGGAAAATTGTGGAACCGGTGAACTCGTTTTGGACCGATGAGGACGCGGAGATGTCTGGGAAATTCAGCGTGAACAGGAAAGATGTCAAGTATTGTCCTTCGGTGTTGAAGCGTGTCAAGGGAAACCGGGGTGAGAAAAACGTGTGTCACGCGATGTGGTACAAGATTTTTCGCATACCGGGGATTGGGTACGAGGTGACTTCTTTCGACGTCATAGTTGTTCTCTTATTTTTTGGAATTTTCTCTCGTCTACGGAAGAGGCGCTGACCCGAAGTTTGGAGAAGATGTTCGTCTTGCTCGAGGTTCGGGAGATGTCTTCCGTGATCACGGACAGACCGTTGCACACGTCGGGCTTGTTTTCCTTGTTCGGAAACTCCGCGTTGAAGGCGTGAATGCTCGCGCTCGGGATGTCAGGAGCCTCATCGAGGAGACGGTCGTACTCCGCGCGGCACCGCTCGACGAATTCCATCACCGGAACCCGGTCTTTCCTATCCAAACTCAACTCCATGTCGATCGACCTATAAAACTTACTGTACAACACACACATCTGTGAGTGATGCTCGCACAGTTTTTGTGCTTGGGAAAACTTACTGACAGACGTGAGGATGCCGCCGAGAACGTTGAGGAAGGCGAAACCGTATTGGACCATGATGATGGTGTGCGAGGGTGCGTCTTCTTGGTTTGGTGTTAAAACTGCGAAACCTCCTACTCCGGTGATGCTCGAGATGACGATGGCGGGATAGGACAACCAATCGTTTTGTCTTTTGAAGAATAACCGGGCGTGATTGTGACACCACCGGTACCCGGCAGCCCTCTCAGCCCATCTTCGAACGAGCAACTCTTGTTTTTCGCACCACGTGGCGGTGCTCGTCGTTGAGGGGCTCGCCTCTGGACTCATGCATTTGTGAGAGATTTTTTTATCTCCGTCGCCCTATTCCGGGCGAGGGTGTCCACCTTCTCGTTGAGGGCGTTTCCGGCGTGCGCCTTGACCCACTTAAACTCCACCTCTTTCATGTTGTCCCGGAGGAAGTCTATCTTTTCCCACAGTTCCCGGTTCTTCACCGGCGCGCCGTTGGACGTGGTCCACCCCCTCTTCTTCCACCCGTGAATCCAAGACGTGATTCCTTTCTGCACGTAGGTGGAGTCGGTGTGCACCTTCGCCTCGGTGATCCCCAAATCTATGCACTTTTCCAGCGCGTGCGCCACCGCGGTCATCTCCATGATGTTGTTCGTCGTGCGCGCTTCGCCGCCGATGAGTTCGAACCCCGGACCCACGCACGCCCACCCACCGGGACCGGGGTTCCCCAAGGCGCTTCCGTCGGTGTAGACGTCGATCATGTTTTAAATATATACGATTTAATTTTTTATCTCACGTAACATTATACCAGAAGAAATGGATCCGATTGTGATAATCGTCGGAATCGTCGTCGTCCTCTTCTTGGCGTTCTTCTTGTTCGCTGGCGACGGCGGGGACGCCGCGGTCGAAGCGACGCCGGAGGAGTCCACCGGGACCGGGGACACGGTGCTTCCCACCGAGGAGGGTTCCGAGGTGGAGAACCTGAACACGGAGACCGTGAACGAGGAGATATCCGAGAGCGCCCCCAAGGTGGCGAAGCCCACGGACGTTTCCGGATGCGTCGGGTGGTTCAACGGTGACTCGTGGGACGAAGACCAAAACGTGTGGAAGGACCTCTCCGGGCAAGGAAACGACGTCACGGACATCACCGGGACGATCGAGTCGACGTCCAACGATTCCTCGAACAACGTCAAGTACGTCTTCGGTGACACCACGGCGGGTCTCAAGTTCCCGCAGGCGTGCATGACCACCGGTAGAAAGTACACCCTCTTCCACGTCGCCAGGTACGGCAAAGGCACGACGTTCGGTCGCATCTTCCAAGGCACGACGAACGATTTCGTCTCCGGATTCTACGACGGAAAGATCGGGGGCGCCCACCGGTCCGGAAGCGGGTGGATCGCGCACAACATCGAGCCCACCCGGGACCCGTCCTTCATCGTGAGCGCCGACCAGAAGCACATGTTCCGCCTGAACGGTCTCCACCGAAGCGGTGCCACGAACTTTTCCGCCAACATCCCGTCCCAGTTGACCATCAACGACGGCGACGCCCCGGAAGAGAAGAGCGATTGGGAGGTGGCGGAGGTCATCTTCTACCGGGGTGAGTTGGACCTCGACCAGATTCGCAAGGTGGAGAACTATTTGATGAAAAAGTACCGCATCTTGAAGGCTATTCGCCCCGGTGTGAACATGTACAACTTCGCCGACGACGGCGACGACCTCGAGCGCCTCAACAACATGGGCGCCGAGTGCGGGGCGGAGGGGGTGATGTACTTCAACCGACTCCTCCGTCACCAAGACAGGATCGGGCGACCCCTCCGACGCAGACAGTTTGACAACTCGTGCATCCAAGGTTTGGATGGCTCCGTCGACGAAAAGCAGACGGAGTACGTGAACACGACCAAGCCGTGGAGGGAGGGATGGCAGACCCTCATGAACTTGGACTGCGAGGGCAAGGGCATCGGTGGATACTCCTTCGAGGAGGCGGCGAACGGCACCAAGGTCCGCACAAAGTACTCGTGTCACAGCGCGCCGCTCTCATCTCGTTCGTGCACGGACGAGAGCGTGGAGATCAACCCAGCCGAGAGAAACCTCAACGCCTCCCTGAACAACGTGCAGATGAACTGCGGACAGAAGGCGATGACCAGACTCCGGTTCGTGGAGGAGGATGGAAAGTACAAATATAAGTACCAGTGTTGCAACTTAGAAGACATGTAAAAAAAATGTAATCGTAAAGTATAGATTATGATCGTCCTCATCGGGATACTAGTCTTAGTCATCGCGGTCGCGGCGTTCTACCTATCCGGTGGTTTCGACGCCGGTCCCACACCGGTCGCGTCTCCAACGTTGGAAGACATTGCACCGGAAGACATCGGAATGGACATCAACATTCAACTCCCCGAGGAGGACGAAGAAGAACTCCAGGAAGACTTTTCCATGGTGGAAATTTCCGTTCCGGAGGAGAGTGGTAAGTTCAAGCCCACGTCCATCAGTGGTCTCGTCGGGTGGTTCACCGGGACGAGTTTCGACAACGACACCGGGGAGTGGAACGACATCAGCGGGAGCGATAACCACGCCGTGGACATCCTGGGTGGTCCGGAGAGCGTCGAGGGAGACAAGGGTTCGAACAATCAAAAGTACGTCATCGGCACCGAAGACGACGGTTTGAAGTTCCCGGTGGAAGTTCTCACGACCGGGAGAAAGTTCACCATGTTCCACGTGTCCAGATACAACACCGAACAAATCGTGGATTACGCCGCCCCGGGGATGGGAAGAATCTTCGACGGCTCCGACAACGGGTTCGTCTCCGGTGCACACGGTGGTAAGACTGGATGGTCACACAGAAACGGTTCCGGTGCGCTCACCCACGGAGGTGTGAATCGCACCTTTTTCAACAAGTTCTCGGTGAACACCGATCAAAAGACTCTCTACCGGTACAATGGCGTGCAGAGAAGCGGTCTTCCGAACCTCTCCGCGCTGACGCCCGGTCAGATGACCATCAACTACGGTGAGGCACGCGCCGGTAACTACGGGCAACACGGTGAGAAATCCGTGTGGGCGGTCGCCGAAGTCTTGTTCTACGACCGTGAACTCTCCGGTCAAGAGATTGAAAAGATTGAGGACTACCTCTTTGCCAAGTACGGTGTCAAGAAGTTGGCGTACAGTCACCAATCCGTGCGCAACCCGTGGAAGAAGGAGGTCGACGGCATTCAAAACATGGGTGTGTCGTGTGGAAACCAAGGCGCACTCACGGGCACGTGGTTGACCCGACACTACTCCAAGTATATCGAACAAGACGAGAACGGAAACGATATGGAAGTTGTCCTTCCCAACGGAAACTATTACTTCGATAGCACGTGTATGCAAGGAATCTCCGAACCGGTGGACGGTGCGACGAAGTCGACCGAACCCGTCGAGAGACTTGACAGCGAGACCCTTAACGAGGACGGTGACGCTTGGTTCGAGTCGGCACAAAAAGTGTACAACATGAACTGCAGAACGTCCCCGCTCACGGAATACAAGTTCAAGCAGATCGGGGACAAGATGAAGAGCGATTACACGTGTTCCTCGAGAAAGGTGGTGGAAGACTCGTGCGAAGAAAAGTTGTCGGAGAACTCGAGCCGGTCCGGTGATGGGAACTTTTTCAAGAGCATGCACTTGGAGAGAATCGACTGTTATCCAAAGGTGTTGACGGCGATGGAGTTGGTGAAGGACCCGGAGGGAGAGGGGTACCGCATCAAGGGTAAGTGTTGCAACCTGCAAGACGTGTAAAGTAGACGGAATTACATATTATAACGACACAAATCGTTACTATATGTGAACAAACAAACAAAAATTAACATGTTCGAAACATCTTAATTTTTGAATCTAAATATTAAATTTCGTTTTTAGACTAAACATTTAGTTGGAGAAGGCCAAACCGCCCATACCTGACTGCACGCGGAGAACGTTGTAGTTGGTCGCGAACATGTGCATGGTGGTCTTCGCGGTGTTCTTGAGGGTGACGGAGACTTGCGCGTTATCAATGCGAGAGAAGTTGCACGTACCAGTCGGTTGGTGCTCTTCCGGGCGGAGGGCGAAAGAATAGCAGTAGACACCCGGGTACGGGGTACCAGAGTGGTGCATGTACGGCATGACTTGGTTGTAGAACTTGCCGTCTTGAGCCTTCGCTCTGTCTTGACCGTTGAGGACGAGCTTGAATTCCGAAAGCGGACCGTAGGCGCCGGCGGTGCCTTCTTCAATCCAGCGTTCGGTGGAGCCACCGGTACCCACGGCGTAGAGCGGGGCACCAACTTGTTCGAGCGGGACGAAGGCGTTGGAGTCAGCGAGCGCAGTCGGGTCCGTTTCGAGGACGACGTCGTCGTTCGCGGAAGTGGCGGTGAAGTTCCACGCGGCGGCGTTACCGACGGTGCCATCGTTGAAGCACCAGACGAGTTCCTTCACCGGGTGGTTGTAGGACAAACGGACTTGCTTGGTACCGTTTTGCGTGACGGTGTCCGTGCCAGTGTGTTGCGTTTGTTCGATGAGGTATTCGTGCGCCTTTTGGGAGAATCGGCGACGCTCCTCCGTGTCGAGGTAGATGTAGTTACCCCAGACCTTGAACGTGGAACCGTCCGTGTAACCGGAGAACTCACCGGAGAGGTCGAAGTCAAGGCGCACCTCATGGTACTGCAACGCGATAAGCGGGAGAGCGAGACCCGGGTTGCGGTTGAAGTAGAAGATGAGCGGAAGGTACACGCTGTTAGCCGAACCAGACGTCATCTTACCCCACTGAGCCTTCTTGGCGGAGTCCAAGTAGAGCTCGGAGTACAAACGCCACCACTTTTGGTAGCACTTGTCGATGCGCTGACCACCGATGGACAATTCAACGTCCTTGATCGCGCGCTCAGCCGCCCACGCCGTGGCGAGACCACCGACGGAGGACGTGTTGAGGGACGCGGCGACCATTTCGACGTACATTTCACCGATCAAGTCACCGTTGCGAGCAATCGTGACGGACACGCGACCGTTGTTAGCCGGGGTACCGTTAACGGTTTGTTCGATGACTTCCATTGCGAAGTTCGTGTGTCGCTTGTAAACCGCTTGGAAGAAGGTCACCTTAGGCGAGGCCGTGAGATAGGTGTCTTGGGCACCGTACGCGACGAGCTGCATCAGTCCGCCAGCCATGTTGAGAGTTGTTGTACTATACACAGAGAAAATAATTTCGGGTGAACTCTCCTGGTGTAACGCACGTACCTGCGATCCCTCCTGATTTAGGGTTCCTGGTACACGCGCGCCAAAAGTCCGGTGACCATTTTCTGTGATAATCATAAATCATGCCGCGCCCTGAGCAAGAAGACATCGAGGACGAGATCGAGGAGGGTGAGATCATCGTCGAGACCGACGAGGAAGAATTTTCCGAGGAAGAGGAGGGGAGTGAAATTCAGGAGGAAGACGACGAGGAATTCGAGGATGAGTTTGATGAAGACATGATCGCTGATCCGGTGAGCGACATGACGGATATGCTGGTGAACGTGCTCACGACCCCGGACGGGGACACCATCCCGAGCGCCCTGGTGAACATCGCCACCCAGCTCGAGAATCAAAATAGAATTTTGATCAAAATTTTTTCAGCCCTGAAAAATTTTGGGGGAGAGTAAAAAATTTCTCAAATAAAGGTACGGTTCGATATACAATTAGGAAAAATTATGGCGACACATTTCATTGACAAAGAGCCCAACCGTGGAGAGTCTGATTTACAACAAAAGTATAATCAGATTCAGACTCTCGACGCAAACAAGATCATTGAAGTAGTCCGCGCGCTCGAGGCGAAGTGGAAACTCCTGCCGGAACACTGCAACAACGTGTCGTTCTCTCGCCTCGGCTTCACCCAGTTCTTCGCCCCAGAAGAGATCGATGAGAAGACCGGATTCCCGAGGGACATACAGATGCGCATCGTGGACACGAAGCGTGACCGCGAGCTCGGGTTCCTGAAGAACGTCGCCTCGCGAGTCAAGGCGCTGGAGCTCACCACACAGTTGCCGGACGAGAACGACGAGGGAGGCGCCGGTCTCATGCTGAGCGAGCGGTTGTGTCGCCTGATAAAACAAGTGGACGAGGGATTCAAGAACGTGCGCTTCTATTTCAAGGCGGGGCAGCGCATCTCGGACCCGAGAAACCAACCGGACAAGTTCGACGCCGACCCGGAGTACTTTGACGCGAACCCGATGGACGCGGTCAAGCTCGACAAGTGCAACCCGCACCAACGGGCGATCGTGGCGTGCCTGAACGAGACCTACCGGAAGGAGATGCGACGGTACAAGGACAACTGCATGATTCAGCGACGAAGCGAGGGACACTACACGCGCGCGTGGAAGCCGACGCACACTATCAAGGCGTTCGTGCACGAGTTCGCGGACAAGGACATCAACTTTGATTTCTGGCAAGACATCACCTCGAAGGGTCGGGGCATCGACGACGTGATTCGTCACCTGTCTTCGTGCCACGACTCCCAGTTTCCGGAAATCATCAAGGACCGACACATGTGGTCGTTCAAGAACGGGGTCTTCCTGGGCAAGGTGTGGTGCCCGGAACAAGGCGTGTACGACTGCAAGTTTTACCCGTACGAGAGCAAGGAATTCATGTGTCTGGACCCGACCAAGGTGAGTTGCAAATATTTCGACCAGTACTTCGAGGACTACTCCCACGTGTCGGACTGGTACGACATCCCGACCCCACACTTCCAAAGAATCATGGACTACCAAGGCTTCGAGGAGGACGTGTGCAAGTGGATGTACGTGATGGGCGGTCGCCTGTGTTACGACACCGGGGACTTGGACCACTGGCAGGTGATAGGTTTCCTGAAGGGGGTGGCGCGTTCCGGTAAATCCACCCTCATCACAAAGGTGTTTAAAAAGTTTTACGAATCGGAGGACGTCAAGACCTTGTCCAACAACATCGAGAAGAAGTTCGGTCTGTCATCCATCTGCGACGCCCTGTTGTTCATCGCCCCCGAGGTGAAGGGCGATCTCGCCCTAGAGCAGGCGGAGTTCCAGTCGCTGGTTTCCGGTGAAGACGTCTCGATCGCGGTGAAACACGCCCAGGCTCGAAGCATGGAGTGGCGCACACCGGGTGTGCTGGGCGGGAACGAGGTGCCCGGGTGGAAGGACAACTCCGGGTCCATCCTCCGGCGCATCCTCCCGTGGAACTTTAGCAAGCAAGTCAAGGACGCGGACCCACACTTGGACGCCAAGTTGAACGACGAAATGCCCGCGATCATGCTCAAGTGCATCCGGGCGTACATCGACTACGCGCAAAAGTACAGCAACAAAGACATTTGGAACGTGGTGCCGCAGTATTTCAAGGAGATCCAAAAGAAGGTTGCGATGGTGGCGAGCACCCTCACGAATTTCTTGGAGCAATCGAACGTCAAGTTTGGAAAGGACTTGTACATCCCGCAGAGAGATTTCGTGGCGCAATTCCAAGCGCACTGCACGACCAACAACCTCGGCAAGCCCAAGTTCAACGAGGACTTCTACCAAGGACCGTTCTCGTCCAGAGACCTGGAGGTCCGGGTGGCGTCCCTCGAGTACAGAGGCGCCATCTTACCGAGCCAACCGTTCATCTTCGGGGTGGACGTCTTAGAAGAATAAATTCTTGTAATATATTATGAGCACTCCTGCCAACATTCAGAATTTCCTAAAGGATGCCAACATCAACGTCGTCCAAGACAACACACCGAGGCGCGTCGTCGGAGTGTCCGTGGCGACGGCACTCCGCCCGCGCCCGCTTCGGATGAACGCGTTCGAGACGCCACCGGGGACGCCCGCGCGGAGGGCGAAATCCCTCTCCCCAGTGCGCATGCGTTTACCGGATCCCAAGATCTTGGAGTCCGCGAAGAAGGCGTCTCCGGTGAAGCGCGCGGTCGTTCCGAACCCGAAGCAGTCCTCCCTCGTGTTCTCACCGCTCGAGTACAAGATGTACAACGCCACGTCCAGACCACCGTCGCCGGTGAAAGTCCAAGTCGCGGCGATCGCGCGGAGGAAACCGCAAACGATTCCGGTGCGCGTCCCAGGTGACTACTTTCTGATCAAGATTGAAAACATCCAGGCGTGCGACGAGAGGTTCAAGTGCGCGTCCGGCAGGAAGACCACCGCGCAATTCACCGGGGAGATCGTTCGCGGGAGGGACCGGAGTAACTTTACGATGTACATCTTCAACAACGGCACGGTGAGGATCACCGGTGGCGTTCCCGGGAACAATCCGAAGACGATCGCGCACGTGCGAAACAAAATCCTCGACGCGTACACGCCCCTCCGGAGGGAACTCTACGCGCCCCTCAAATTCTCAAACCTGAACGCGCAGTTTAGGTTCAACGGCACGTTCAAACCGGACGTCCTCAAGAGGGTCCTCCTCAGACACAAGTTGGCGTTCACGTACGAACCGGAAATCAAACAAAATTTCATCAAGGTGTCCTACAAAAATCACAGTTTCCAGTTGTGGTTCACCGGGTTGGTGCAACTGTTCGGCTACAGGACGAAAACGCAGGTGGAGGAAGCCCACCGCCACGGACGCGCCCTCGTGAAATTTTTGGAAACCGAGGGGGCGACGACCCTCACCGGGGTGTATTCGAGCCCCATCCGGAAGCGCAAGAGGAGCAACGCCCCACGGAGCCCGTTGCCGACCCTCAACCAACTCAACTCCATGAACATGTGCAAGATGAGCAAGAAGGAACTCCTCGCCTACGCCAGGCTCAGTGGGGTGACCCTCCCGAAGCACATCCTGAAGGCGGACATTTGTAAGAAGATTCGCAACTCTCGAAGCGTGAAGGTTTCGAACGCCCAAGTGACGGAGGATTTGTTGAACATTTACGGCAAGGACTGGCTGCGAAGGTACGATTGGCTCGCCGCCCACGACATGCCCAAGGACATTCGAGAGGTACAGAAACTCATCTCCAAGTTACCGGAGAGCTCGCGCACGAAGACGAAGATCACGGAGATCGAACGCGACTACGTGACGAGGGCGAAAACTTCGAGAAGAAAGAGTTACGACTCGGCGCAGGAAAGACTCACCAGGGCGGTGACGGACCTGTTTTAATCGATCGTGCGTTGGGGCGCGGAAATCTTCTTTAACATCACCGCGTGATACTTGAAATTATATCCCGGGAACTCCTCCTTGATGATCATCGAGACCTGTTGGGCTTTCCCGAGATGTGACACACCGGTTTCCACCGAGGCACGCAAGAGGTGCTTGAGGTACTTGTCGAGGGCGACGTATCTACGAATTCTCTCCGCGGAGACCCCGTCGGTCTGCATTTGGGTCACCATGGGGTCCGGTTCGACGTAGTTGGTGTCCCACGTGAGAAACAAAACGATGACGGCGAGGAATAACCAGAGCATGTTTTAATATTACACAGAAATAATTTTCAAAACGTCGTTCACCTTGTGCACCAAATTAAACAACTCGTACGGGCACTCGATGACTTGGGGTCGGCATATCTCTAACTCTATTTGGTACGTGTACGGGTCCTCGGAATCGAGGTCTTGGGTCACCCCGGAAGCGATCGTCATGTCGATGCTCAAGTTTTTGCGCACGAAAGACTTTCGCTGTTTCACCACCTTTCGATCCATCTCGTATTGCCCGGACACCGGGGTCTCCAGCGACACCCCGAGGCGCAAATCGAGTGGGGAATTTTGTTGGATGAAGTCCTCGTTCACGACGAGGTTTTTTTGAATCATCGTCTGTTCTCCGGTCTCCCCACTCACCGAGAGCCTGATCTTGTGTTCGTCGTTGTAGTAGGAGTCCGTGTTCGTCACGTAGACGTTTTCGAACCCCGGATACTGATCGAGACCCGCCATGATGGCGTCCCACTTTTCCTTTCCGACGTTGGTGTCGAAGAACTTCCCGTTGTACCTCCCGAGGCGGAACTCGAACTCCACGTGAGGCGTGTTCCGGTGCTCCTCGAGTATTTCCCAAACTTTATCCGTGATTCGTTGCACGTCAAACATACTTGTCAAGTAATGGCGTTAATTTTTTAAGTCTCATCCTCGGCGTACACCAAAAGGGAATACGGGGCTCTGGGTTCGAAATCCACCTTCCGGACGTGTTCGTCGTCGAAGAGGTGCCAGTCCCCGGCGCGGGACCGACCGAGGGTGACGTAGTGTCCACCGGATTGCGTGCCCAGGTGAAGCCCCGCGGCGACGAGGGTGAACTTTCGCTCCCGCGCCTTGAGGGCGGTGGGGGCGTTCACGACGCCTTTTCGATCGAAGGTGAACATTGGGAACTCCGGTAGGTCCCGGATCAAACTCCGGGTGGTCGCCACGTTGTGGGTCTTCCCGTCGTCGTCCACGAAATCCGTGAGCGCGTTCCACTTCGCCGTGTGTTCCAACATTTCGAGGAGGTTTCCGCTCTCCATCGTGGGGAGGATGCACGCGCTGAACGCGTCCTCCATCCGAGAAGTTCCACCGGGGTAGACGGTCTCTTGAACCCGGACGCCGTAGAACCATTTCTTGAGTTCCGGAATCTCCTTCTCGAGGATGTCGATGACGAGCAACGTGGTCTCTTGGAGGTCGTTCTCGTCGAACTCGTTGATTCGAGGGAAACTGTTTCTGGAGTTCGCGAAAGAGGGTCGTCGGGTCGCCGCCGCCGCCGCGGGCAAACTCGATGAACGCCCTCGTGAACCCGCACGCGCCACCGTAGTCGAGGGAGGTGACGTGGTCGGTGAACTTTGGGATGTGCAAAAGGCACTGGAGCGCGCTCGAAAAGTGGCAGGTGTTCCCGAGATTGACGATACCCCTCATATTACACTTAAAAAGTCTCTCATCTTTATGTCCTCCTTAATGTTTACTATGGTGCGGTAGAACGTTCTCCGGTTGTTCGGGTACGTCTTGTCCGTGCGCACGTTCACCACCTTCCACCACATGGGCACGTCGTCCATGATGTACTGACACTCCACGATCATGTCGTTCCGGAACCACGGGTGGTTCTCCGGGCTGTCCGTCTCGTAGACGAGTTCCCCCCTCTCCTGGACGTACATCCTCCACACCCTCCTGTGTTCGTCCCACCGGAGTTGGAAATCCACCGTGTTCTTCTCCCTCGGTTTCCACTTGAACATGGTCTCGTGGGTGCCCAACTTCACCGGGGCGTTCACCGGGGTGAACACCAACCCGTCCACCTTCTCCTTCACGGTGGGGAGGTAGTCCTCCATGAACGTCTTGAAATCCGGTAACGCGTGGAACGTCTTCACCCGGACCTTGCACGGGTCGAACTTCATCACGACGAGGGTGGAGACGAACTTTTGCACGGCGTCCAACCTCCGGAGAAAGTCCCACCCACCCACGGGGACGTTCTCCACCATGATGGCGTCGTACGCGAGGAACGTGTTCTCGTAGAGTTCCCCGTCGAGGACGGTGCCGTCGTACGCCTGCTTCCGGGCGTTGAGGGGCACCTCCTTGATCCTGAACGATCGATCGATCAAGACAGATTTCCGTTGACCGTTGACGGTGAGGAAGACGAGGAGGTGGCGGACCCCGTCCGTCTTCTCGCACACGACGTAGTCGTTTTCGCGGAGGATGGGAAAGTGCTTCAACTCCACGGAGACGGGTTGGCACCCGGGGAAGCGCCCCTCGGGGGTGCCGAAGACTTGGCGAACGTAGGCGAGCACGTGATCTTGCCACGACATGTTTTGATTACAATTTTAGTCTTTAATCCCATCTACTTCGCCTTGACCCCGGCGGCGTTCAAAATGTTACTCACGCACTCGTGTGGGTACGTCATGGTCAATTTCGCATCCGTATACGCGTAAATTTTCACACCGGAGTCCTTCATTTTCGCAAACATGTCCTTCGGGTGCACCTTGTCAATCTTTTTTCGCACCGGTTTCACCATCATCATCCACGCGCGCGCGCTCGTCTTGTTGACCCCGTGAATGTCCTCACCTATTTTCTGACCGGTGACTTCGGTGTCGAAGGTGAGCCCGTACTGAGACATCGGCTCCTCGCACTTTTCGAGCACCTTCTCCTTGAACCTGGACCAGTCCACGCCCGGTAACACCCCGGGGAAGACCAAGACGCCGACGCCCTCGTGCTTGTCCAGACATTTCTCGAGCGTCTCCGGATTGATGAATATGCCAAAGTCCGCGAACAAGATGCGGTCGACGTCTTTTTTCATGCACTGCTGAATCGCCTCCGCCTTCTCGTACGGGTCGTCGTTCACGAAGACGATCTCGTTCGCGTGACCATGCTTGACGCAGTTGATGTTGAACCGGAGGATGGAGTGAAGGGTCTTCACGTGACAGGACTCCGAACGGGTGACGACGAGGGTTGAAAACCGCATCGTATTTAATAATTAAGCAGTGATAGTTTTAAGCCTGTCTTTGAGGCATCCGGAGAATGGCAAGTTCCCCACGTGTCCGAGGGTGGTCCGCACGTCCGCGAAGATCTTCCCACCGCACTGCTGCCACCGGCGGCAGAAGGCGTAGTCTTCGGAGAGGTACCGCTTGTTTTCCGGGTCGATCATGCAGTCGAAGCAGGCGTGGTAGTTATCGAACGTCCTGTTTTGGTGGTCGTTCTTGCACCACAGTTCAGGAAACTTTTCTTCCATCTTCGTGAACACCTCCCTCTTGATCACCATGAACCCGGTGGGACCGTCCAAGACCTCTATGAATCCGTTCTCCACCGAACGGGTCTGCGCGCCGAAGTTGATCACGAGACTCGATGCGAGCATGTTCGGGTTGCGGTCGTCACCGGCTTCGAGCGCCTTGGCGCACTGTTCCCACTGAACGCACTTTTTGGGATAGCACGAGACGGCGACGTCGTGATTGCTCTCGATGAGTCGCAGGACGGACTCGGCGTCGAAATCGATGTCAGCGTCGATGAACATGAACAGATCGGCGTCGGTCTCTTGCATGAAGCGACCGACGGCGACGTTCCGCGCCCGGTGAACCAAAGACTCGTTCTCCGTGGTGTCGATGTAGAGCTGAATCCCTTTCCGGATGAGGAGGAGTTGAAGTTTTATGACTGAAGCCATGTATTGCTTCAGACATAAACCTCCATAGCATGGGGTGGCGAGAAAAACTTTCACCATTTATAATTACATTTCGTTCACAGCCTCTAAGTGTTTTGATATGTGTTGTTCGATTTTGTTCAAGGTGGGCACGGATATTTTACACACCTCGCACACCTTTCCTTTGGTCAGACGTCCTTTGAGGACGACGTAGATGACCGTGCTCGCGATGCTCTTGGGCGTCTTGCTCATGAGGTCGACGCACGACTCGATGCTTCGGCACAGGTTCATGCACTTGATTCGCTCCTCCCTCGTGACTTCAAAGTCGTTGAGCAGCCTCTGAATCAAGTCGTGCGGACGGGTCACCTCGCTGGAGTTGACGTTCTCCGTCGTCAGCGTGTCCCTGATCGTGTCCATGAACATCTGCGTCGTCCGGGAGATGTCTTTCGACTTTATGTTGAACATCTCCGCAATTTCCTCCGTCGTCCTGGGATTGCTTGACATCTTACACGCCAGGAGCACCGCGTTCGCCTTGATCCCGGCTCGCACGGCACCCCTCGTCAACTTGAGGGAGTTGAACTTTCTGTACAAGATCTTCGCGTCCCGGAGGACGGTGTCTTGGATCGTCGGACACGCCTCGTCAATCTCGCGGTACACGTGAAACAGACTTCGGTCCTTGTGGTTCATGCTCATGTGAAAGGCGATCTTCGCCATCCTCTTGTTTTTGTAAGACGCCACCCGGGACGTCCCGATCGTCGTGCTCTTCCCCCAGTTTTGAGAGTAAAGCTCCGGGTTCGCGTTCGGGTTCCCACACCGCGCCGGATCCTTCGAGATCCCGTCCTGCGCGCCCGACGTCCACTCCGGGGTGTCACACACGTACGTCGACTCCACGAGTCCGCAGTTCGTGCACACCGGCAGTCCGTCGCAAAATTGTTTTTCGTGCCCGCACTCCACACACTGGTGCCAGTACACTTTTTTTTGTTTCATTGTTATTGTCAGCTTTTCGTTTTGTTTTTGTATTTTTTCCACGTCTGACCATATTGTTGCCAACATTTTTTGGTACTCTTAGTTTTGAATTTCTTTTTTTCAGAGGTGACGCGAACCGTTAGTCAACAAATCATGATGAAATCATTCTTTTCCATCTCATCGATGAGGTGTCCGTAGATCTCCATGAGCACGTCCTCGTGCTCGTACGTGCGGTCGGTCTCTTTGCGCACCAACTCGAGCGGTCCGATGGAGAGCATCGCGCTCAGCTCGTCCTGTCGGTCGAATATGTCGTCGTACTTGACACACACGATCTTGTAGTTTCTCTCCGGGTTCGGGGTGGTGTAGTTGCGGTAAAACTCCTCGAAACCCGCGTAGGTCCACCTTGTCCCTCACGGTCTCCGCCAATCCCTTGTCTGGGTCCTTCGCCTCGATGTTTACCCGGGCACTCCTTTTCAAGTGCCTGGAGAATAGAGACTTGATCGGGTTTTTGTAAATGTATATCACGACGTGTTGATCCAAGTTTTCCTCGGAGACTTGCCTGGTGTTGAAGTGTTCCCCGTTCACCCCTGTGAGTTTCACCGGAGGGTTTCTACTGTGAATGTGTGTCACGTTTCCGTATTTTTTCAGAGCGGCGCACAACATCTTCGAACCGCATCCCCCGTAAGAGCACACGTGGAAAGTTCGTCGACTCATATATCATTGGGGACCATATTTTTTCGCCAGGTAATCCACGGTGTCCTTGAAACTCCGTCCACCGGGGCTTCTAGGTTCCCACGCGGACCACGCGTCGTCAATCTCCGCCGCGTTCGGTGGCGGTGTGAGGGTCCGGTCGGAGTCGCTCACGATAAAACCCGAGAGGGACGTGTCGTCCTCGCTGTCTTCCGGGGTCCACACGTCGCTGCAATCGTCCACGAGGTTCACCGTTTCGAGATCCACCCACTGATCTCCCTCGCCCACGCGCTTCCAGTTCAAAGTCTCGAACGTGCTCTCCGGGTGGTGCTCCAAAAGGCACTCGTATCGCACCGGCTGGACTTCTTCCTCCACCGCGTACACGGTGGCGCCCTTGTATATCTTTTCGGTCGCCGTCAGGTAGTTGACACCGAGGACGTTCCCGGTGTTCATCGAGACGCGCGCGAGGAAGGTCTCCTCCACGTCGTCCTCGACCGCTAAAATTTTAACAATTTCACCTGTTGAAATTTCGTTACCCACGATCATTTTTTTTGCTTAGAATCGTCAGGCAAAAAATATTTACCACTTTTACCGAGCAAGAGGTGATGACATTTTTTATTTATTCCAAGGAAGGTTGCGAGCTATGCGAACAGGCAGTCAAACTATGTGAAGCGGACGGGTTGGAATATGAAAAAGTCATGATTGAGAAGGAGGATCTGAAACGCAAGTGCGGTGGGAAAGAGTTTGGTCAGTACCCACAAATTTTTTACGGGGAACAGAGGTTGGGAAACTTTTTCGACTTTCAAGATTTTTTGGAGGATGAATACGAACCCATGTTGGCGCCCACCCTCAACCGGTTCACGGTGTTCCCTCTGAAACACCCAAACTTGTGGGCACTGTACAAGAAGGCACAGATGTCCAACTGGACCGCGGAGGAGGTGGATTTCGCCAAGGACATGGAAGACTGGAAGAACCTCAGCGACGGTGAACAAAAGTTCATCAAGTACGTGCTCGCATTCTTCGCCGGAAGCGATGGGATCGTCTTTGAAAACATCAACAACAATTTCGCGGACGAGGTGCAGTACCCCGAAGCCAGGTCGTTCTACGCCTACCAAGCCCACAACGAGATGGTGCACGGGGAGACCTACTCGAAACTCATCGATAAGTACATCACCGATCCGGTGGAAAAGAAACAACTCTTCGAAGCGATTCAGACCATTCCGTGTATCGGGGAGAAGGCGAGGTGGGCGATGAAGTGGTTCGACACGAAGGAGAGAAGTTTCGCCGAGAGACTCTTCGCCTTTGCCTGCGTGGAGGGCATCTTCTTCTCCGGAAGTTTCTGTGCCATCTTCTGGTTAAAGAAGAGAGGACTCCTCCCGGGTCTGTGCTTCAGCAACGAACTCATCTCCAGGGACGAGGGTCTCCACCAGGAGTTCGCCGTGGAATTGTTCAACATGCTCAGACACAGACCGTCCCCGGAGACGATTCGAAACATCGTCAAAGAAGCGGTGGAGATCGAGAAGAGTTTCATCATCGACGCCCTCCCGTGCGCCCTCATAGGGATGAACGCGGAAAAGATGGCGCAGTACATCGAGTACGTCTCCGACAGACTCCTCAAACAGGTCGGGGTGCCACCGGTGTGGAACAGTTCCAACCCGTTCGATTTCATGGAGAACATCTCCCTCGACGGGAAGACAAACTTTTTCGAGAAGAGGGTCGCCGATTACGCCAAGATGGACGACGACAACTCCAACATAGGTTTCGACGAAGAATTTTAATGTTCACTCTTAGTATGAGCCGTCAAACGTTTCCTTTCATCGTCGGTGTGTGTGCCATCGTCAGTATGTGTGCGTCTTTCGTGATGGGCGGAAGGTACGTGTACGTGCAGAAGGTGTCACCCGCATCCGCGCCGGCACCAGCGCCAGCGCCGGCACCCATTCCGGAACCCGACATGACACCACCTTGATTTAAAAACTTTTTTACAATCCACATCGGATGTGGATTGTAAAAAGAAAGGATTTGATTAATTTACGCCTTCACGACACTCACGTTGCTGCCATCCGGGCACTTGCACATCATCTCGTTCGCCGCGGTCGGGGACGGTCCGATTTCGGCGAGTTGGAAATCGAAGGACCCCAAGTCCAAGTCAGACTCCTCGAGACCCATGAAGCCGAGTTCCAGTGGGGCGGCGACTTCTTCCTCCGGAGCCGGAGCCGGGGATTCCACCGCTGGGGATTCGGATTCCACCACAGGGGATTCGACCGTCGGAATCTCGACAGCCGGCGCCGGAGCCGGAGCCGGAGCCGGAGCCGGAGCCTTGGATTCGTATCTCTCACGCTTCTTGAGGTTCATCATAGCCCACACGACGAGCATGAAGACGAGGGAGTGGACGAGCAAACCGATGAGGGTCGGGTTACCGTTCGGGGACGCGATGCGGGATCCCAGAACTCTTCGCACGAGCAAGTACGTTTGTGGGTTGGCGACGATGAAAAAAGTCAAACCGGAGATGACACTGGTCACGAATTTCTCCTGCTGACGCTGACCTTTGCAGCCACAGCCACAATCTTTGAAGAGACCCATTATAGTTATACTATTCAAAAATATTTTTTTTTCTAATCAATCAAGTCCTCCCTCTTTCTCTCTCTCCACTTTTTGGCGATGAAGTCGTACTCGTACGCCGACCACGCCCGCGAGGTGGGTCTGCTCTGGTGAAGCAGGGTCTTCGATTCGTCGTACACCCGCAACACCGCGCCCTTCGCCGTGTTGTAGTCTCCGGCTGTGTTCACGATGTACAGGGTCTTGTACTTGGCTTGCTCACCGAGATCGAGTTCGTAGTAGTTCGTCCCGGTGGTCACCTTTGAGTTTTCAAACTCTTCCTTCATGTCTCTCTTCAACCTATCGAGCACGATGATCCTATCGATCACTAATTGCGTGGACTCGTCTTCGTGCCCGAACCAAATGTAACGGGCACTCGTGCCCTTGATGACGACTTCCGGAAGGTCATCCGGGTTGAACTCGGGTTCCGGTTCAGGTCCGTAATCCGTGGTGAATATCCGGATACCTCCATAGATTCCGAACGACGCGAGGGATGAGAACAAACAGCAAATGAAAATCAACACTCCCAACATCTAAGATTGGTGTGGATTTTTTTTTCAACAGCCTTTTCTGACGTCCTTCCGGGGATCGACGCATCCCACCGTGTGCACGTCATCGAGTTCGTCGTCGGCGTACGTTTCCCAGACTTGACTGTCGTCGTAAAAGAAACACGTATTTGGTAATCTCGAGTGTTTAAAGTTTCTGTGACCCCACGCCTTGTACCCCTTTTCCTTGGCGATCTTTTGACACACAGCCTGCGTTCCTGAGCGTTCCCATTTGGAAATATCTGACACGTCGACGCCAGCCTTCTCTCTGAGCCACCCCTTTGCCACCCTGGTGCCCCGATCCAACCGGTTCGGTAAGTATTCCCTCATCAAGTACTTTTCGACTTTTTTCATTTCAGCCACCGTCAATTCCCGGTTATAAATTAAAATTTCACTGACGGCAAAGTCGCTCACCTCACCGTTACCGCCCCAATTGTTCGCCTTGGCGATCCCGGCGTTGATGGTGAACTGCGTCGGGGTCTGCCCGTTCGTGTACCCGACTTTGGTGTAGTCTTCGCCGTTCACCCTGACGAGATTCTTCTGGTCGACCATGCAGAAGAGGGCGTCCCCCTGATTATACTTTTTATAGTTGAGCCACCCACCGGAGCCGTGGTGAGAGTGCCCACTGATCCCACTGTGGAACCCGGCGAGCCAGTTCACGTCTGAGCCGTCGAAGACGCGTCCCCGGCTGCTCCCGTGGTACTTGGCGACGAAGGCGAGGGTGTACGTACCGTTCGCCCCGATGCACGCCGAAGGGAAACGCATCCACGTGTCCTTGGTGCTCACGCGCATTTTGTTTTCCTCGTCCAGAGTGAACACCTTGTCTCCCTTGATGTCGACGTCGTTGTTTTCACCGGACATGTCTTCCCACAAGTTGAACTCATCGTCGTAATTGTTCCACTTGTACCTTCCACTCAAACCTTCCATCTGGGGGAACTCGTTGAAATCGTACTCCTCGTCTTCCACGTACTCCGAAGGTCCCTCTACCGTTGGGCTCACGTCTAAATCGAAACATTCCCCCCGGTCAAACTTCGACATGTCGTTGTGACCGTTAGTACACGTGTAGAATCCGAATATTGAACCCGAAGTTATGGATAATATGCAACAAAAACATATGACCAACGATCCGATGAGTTCAACTAATTTGGACATCTTAGTATGGTCTGAGATTTTTTTGATCGATCGACTTAAAGATGCCAGTCTATCAATAGGTATACCAAAGAAACAAACGAAATGTCGCTCTCAATCACTGAAACCAAGAACTTCCACCCGTCCTCCATTGGATTTTCCAAGCTGAGAAAGAACAAGTCCGGAGGCAAGGCGGTGTACATCCAATGCGACAACAAGAAATTGTACCTCCAACTTCCCTGGATGCGAAGCCCCTATGGCTTGTCGTCCTACACCGACGACACCACCGGTCGCACCTCCTACTCACTCGATTTGAGTTTCGACCCGGACAACGAGGGTGCGCAAGAGTTGAAGGAAAAACTCCTCGAACTCGACGCTCTCATCGTCGATACCGTCGCCAAGAACAGCAAGGAATGGCTCGGTAAGGAATTCGCCAAGGAGGTCCTCCAGCAGGCGTTGTACAAGCCGCTGGTTAGACCGGGCAAGGAGGAGTACCCGGCGACCCTCAAGTTGAAGATCTTGACCAAGCAAGACGGAGGGTTCGTTCCGGAGGCGTACAACATGCAACAAGAAACCGTGCCCCTCGACAGCATCGAGAAGGGTCACCGGGTGATGGCTATCATCGACGTCAACCAGATTTGGTTCATCGACAACAAGTTCGGTTGCACGGTGAGACTCTCGCAGGTGCTCCTGGACCGCTCGGAGAAACTTCAACGCTTTGCCTTCCAAGGCATCGACGTCGGCACACCGGCGCAGGAAGAAGAAATCATCGACGATGACATGTCGGACGAGCTCGTAGACGACGAAGAATAATCTTATAATATAACATACACACACTATGAATAACGCCCGTGCCATGCGAATCCTCGGTTTGATTTTTTTGATCGTCATCATGCTCTGGCTCAACGGTGGCTTCAGAGCTCGCGCCGCCGTCTCGGTGTCCACCGGAAAGGGATGGACCGTCTACGGGAGCATGAGTTGCGGTTTCACCCGGAAGCAACTCGAGTACATGAAGAAGAAGGGTGTCGAGTTCACGTACCGGGAGTGCTCCGGAGGTAAGTGTCCGGGTGTCGAAGCCTTCCCGACGCTGGTGAGCCCAGACGGTGAAAAGATTGTCGGTTACACCGAAATGTAGAAAAAATATTCGTTAAATGTATAGAATGCCAGTGTCAGAACAAAACAGGGTGAGACAGTTTTTGAACAAGAAACCTTCGGACGCGCAAATCCTGGCGCGTATCAGACAGATCGCCTCCGGAAAGACTGTCAAGTCTGCCGAAAAATTTGCCTATCTGCAAAATGCACTGCAGAACTCACCGAACAACACGCACTACAAAATGTCTCAAGCCATGTTCGCCATGGAAAATAACACCCCGGGTGTGTACATGATTTCCCAACGAAAAATGTTAGGTAATAAATTTAACATCCCCAAGAACGCCGTGAAAAAGTACTTGTCTAAATTCACCCCGAGAAAGAAGGTTGCCGCCCCGAAGAAGAACAAGAACAACGCAATCCGGAAACTCGTGAAGAATTTGGCGAACGCTACCGGAGTGTGCAATAACAAGTAAAAGTCACTTTTTTACAATTCAGATGAAATCATGAATTGTAAAAATTGTTGTATTATCGAAAAACTTAAGCCCCGCGCAAGATGACGAGGGCGATGCTGAGGAGGAAGGCGTCGGCGAGGTTCGCAATGGGCTTCAAGACGGTGATGTGCTTGACCAGGGACCTGTTCCACAGGAATCGCAGGAAGAAGGTGCTGATGAGGAGGGTGAGCACCATGAGAAGGATCTCCGTGACGGCGTCGGACTTGTTCTTAGTCTTGACGAGTTCTCTGAGCATTTTGAATTTATAATATAACTTAACATTATAAATGAAACTCCTTCCCACGAGTGGTTCGGAGAAGCGTTTCACCCACCGGCTCTGGGGCAGCAACGTTGGTATCGGGAACAACAACTGCATGGCGTACGCCTTCCACGACTTTGAGTATTACCGGATGCAAAAGTCCACCCCCGGTGACCGCTCTGGGCTCTCCAACAACGGTCACTCGTACACGAACTGTCGGGACCTCCCCAGGCGCGTCATGAGCGACAACCCGGGGAAGGTGTACATGTGCAACCCGGACAAGAGGTGCAAGAGCGGGTTCTTCAAGGTGATGCTCTTCGTCGCGCCGGCGCGCCCGTCCGACTGGATCCGTCAGGGCGATTTCCACTGGTACAAGCAGCACAACGAGGTTGAGTACAAGATGAAGGAAGGGGACACGGTGGCGTCCATCGCCCGTTTCTTCGGGGTGTCCAGGACGGTCATCCAGAACGCCCTGAAAAAGAAGCGCATGACCAAACCCGTGAGAGGTCGCGTGATCGTGTTCAAGGCGAACGTGTGGTCACACAAGCGTGGTTGGGCGACCGGTCCGTTGCTCGTGGACGCCAAGGGCAAGGCCATCCGCGATCCGCGAAAGGCGGCGAGGGCGTATCCGGGTTTGAACTACAAGACGTTCTGCTCATCCTTCTGTGTCAAGGACAAGGGCATCAAGGTCGGCAAGAGTCATCCCAAGGTCCGTAAAAAGACTGTCTAGGTCGATGACGTCGTCAAACTCCATGTTCATGTCGAACACGTCGAAAACGTTAAAGATCTCGTTCTCCGTGAGCGCGAGCGTGTTGGACCTTCCGGTGTAGTTGTTCATCACCGTCATGGTCACGTGGAATCTCTTGCCGTCGAAAACTTTTCGACACACCGGACACGTGTTTTTGCCTTTTTCTTTCCATTTTTCCAGGCAGTGAGAATGAAAGACGTGCCCGCACCGGATCGGTTGGGTGTTCCGGGTGCTCCTCACCTCGTTGAGGCATATGGAACACGTCTCCATTTATTCCTGGAATAATGAATGGTTTTTTTCACGATGATTTTAATACAAGTTCTTGAGTTCCTTTCCGAGGACCGGGGCGTCGCACTTGAGGCACGGACCCTCGCCTTGGGTGCGTTGGAGGTTTTGAATCAACGCCGGACCTTGTTGTTGGAGGAGTTGTCTGTAGGAGTAGTTGTCCTCCATCGCGATGGAGTTTTGTTGCATCACGTAGTTGTTCACGAGTCTGGAGGAACCGCTGATGGTGAAGCATCGTCCGTCTGCCATGCCGAGTCGCTGGGACATGATTGTTATTATTACATACACTAGAAATTTATTTGTCTGTTTTCGGTGGTCAGGAGCCAACTTTTGTATCCCCTCTGCCTGAGCACGGAAATCAGGTCGCCCGCCTTGTACCCGTGG